TTGCCCCAACTGACCGAAGTGAAACTGCGCGCGATCAAAACCAGCGGCCGCATTGAGCGCTTCCACGACAGCGCAGGTTTGTACCTCGAACTCAGCGCGGCGGGAGGGAAGCACTGGCGCTGGAAGTACAAATTTGACGGCAAGGAAAAGCGACAGAGCTTTGGAGCCTGGCCCGAGGTGTCCCTGAAAGAGGCCCGGCAGAAACGCGACGACGCCCGGGCCATGGTGGCGAAGGGCGTTGACCCTGGCCAGGAGAAAAAGCGCAGCCGGGACGATGGGGTGGACGTCGTCACCTTCCGGGCCCTGGCGGAGGAGTATGTCCGGAACCAGAAAAACGTTTGGGCGGAAAGCCATGCCGTCACCGTTGACGGTCGGTTGCGACTCGACGTTTATCCGCGCATCGGAGACAGGCCGATCACGGAGATCGAGCCGACGGACGTCCTGGCCATCCTGCGGGGGATCGAGGCGCGCCGGGCGTTCGAGACGGCAAGCCGCGTCCTGGGCCTGTGTTCGCTGATTTTCCGCTACGGGGTGGCCATCGGCGTCGTGAAATCAGATCCCTGCCGGGATCTGCGCGGGGCGCTGGTGCCGTTCCAGCACGGCCAGCACGCTGCCCTGACGAAGCCCAGGGATGTCGGCGCGTTCATGCTGGCCATCGACGACTACAAGGGGTCTGCGGTCGTTCGGGCCGCCCTGGCCTTTTCCGCGCTCACGTTTTGCCGACCGGGCGAGATCCGGCATGCCGAATGGAGCGAGGTCAATTTTGCAGCCGAAGAATGGACTATCCCGGAAATGAAGATGAAGACGCGGGTGGAACACCGCGTGCCCCTTTCGCGGCAGGCGGTCGAGGTTCTGAAGTGGATTCAGCCGTTGACGGGTTCGGGCCGATATGTGTTTCCGGGGCCCAGGGGAAAGGATCGGCCGCTCTCCGAAAACGGCGTCAACGCGGCGATTCGGAGCATGGGGTACGGCAAGGACCAGATGACGGCGCACGGGTTTCGGGCCATGGCCTCAACTTTGCTGAACGAACGTGGCCACCGGCCGGACGTGATCGAGGCCCAGCTTGCCCACAAGGGGACGGACAAAATCCGGGCCATCTACAACCGGGCGCAGTACCTGGAGGAGCGGCGACAGTTGATGCAAGCATGGGCGGATTACCTGGACGAACTGCGCGCGTTATCCGTCAACGGTTCGTTGGGCAATTGATCATATAGACCCTGTAAATCTGCGAGCCGCCAGACGGGCGTCCCTCCCAGGTAGCGTTGCTTGGGGATGATGCCACGTTGGACGTACCGATAAAATGTCGATCGCGGCATGTTGTTCAGATACGCCCGGGTCTCTTTCGCGCCCAGGAGACGGTTCCCGTCTTTCATCAGTTCGGGTGTCATCTAGCAAGCTCCATCAATCAATTATTGCGCACTGCGGACAGCAGTGGATGCCAATCCATTGGGCGTTTCCGGATATGCTACCACCAAATCTCGGTTGTGACGTCGCGATACGTAATCACCCACACCCAGGGGCGATTAGCAGTCCCGAATCCGCGCTCGTCGTTGAGGAGGTCCCACAGTTTGAGATAGGCCGTGACCGGGTCCACGCACCACTGGTCCCACGGCCAGCCGTAATCATCGGTCCCGGGCAGCCCGTCGCGATCCGGCAAGCCCCATTTCCAGGTGCGGCCGTCCTTGGATAGGCGCACCAGCCCTTCGGCCGCCACGTCCTCGGGCGTGATGTCCTGGATGCACTGCAGCCGCACCTCCACGATCTTGTAGGAGTTGCGGTAGGCCCAATGTGGTAAGAAGATGGAGGGCCGTTTTTCCCATGCGGCGTATGGGTCTGGCGCGGAAAAGCGATTCGCCCCGCCCAACCCGTTTGGGTAGTGGCGGTTGGGCGTGTCTGGAGGGTTGCCGTCGGCGGCGTAGTGAACAAGCGGCCCGCGACACCGCGCAAGCGGTTCCGGCTCACCGCTCGGGAGAGTGCCGGGGTAACTGTATGCCTGCCAGAACGTCTCCCGTACCTGCAGTATGTCCCCGGGCTGGCCGTATGGGCAGCGGGACAACACATCGGCATGACGCAAATAGTTCCAGAGCATCCTGCGATCTCTCATCATCCAGTCATATCCCGGTGTGTCCGACGGCATAAAACTGGAGACATGCCCGATCCCCCTAATCCGGTTGACCACCCGCCTGGTCTGGGTTTTGCGCCCGGCGCGGTTGCCCAGGACCATAGGGCCTGAAAAGAGGATGGGACGGACGGAAAATGAGTGGGCGCTCATGCCGAGGTCTCCGTTTTATCTCCGGGCTGCTGACCGCCGTAGTCCAGGCCAGCCCGTTGCAGACGGTCGATCTCGGCGGCGATGAGCGCCCCGGCCACGGCCAGTTGCCGCACCCGGGATTTGTGGTCCCGCTTGGCCCATTGTTGATCCCATCCGGTCTCGGCAAAGATATCCTGGGGCAGTATCTGGCAGCCATCCACATGCATTATGCACGGCATGGCATAGTAGCAGGCGGCCCAGGCCAGTTCGCTGTCCTGGCGCGTGTCGTCATACTCGGCCGAAAAGCCCTCGGCTTCGACCTGCCGCCTCCGTTCGGCCGCGATCAAGGCGACGCCGGGGGATGTATCCTGGCTGCTGGCCCAGGGACCGTCCGGGGAGAGCAGTCTGACCTCGTGGGCCATGCCTATGATTTCAGAGCGGTGCCGCTGCCATTCCAGGAGTTTTCGGTCAAAATCCTGTCGTGGAAAACCGCACGGCGCACGGCGTATCCAACATTCGGAGGCAGGGACGTCCAGGAAGCGCATTTCCACCTGGGCCTCATGCTCCCGGGCGATGCGCACCAGATCCGCAACCATGGCCGGGATGGTCAGGCATTCGTCGATGACCACGAGGTCGCCGCGACTCAAAACCATCCGGGCCATGGTGCACGCGGTGGCGTGCACATGCGGCTCCGTTGACCAGTGGTAGACGTGGCCCAGGGCGGCCCGTATCAGGTCGTATTCGATCACGCCCGGGCAGTCTCCGAATTTCCGCTGCACGTGCTCGCTTTTGCCGCTGCCCGGCAGCCCCAGCACGAAGATCATGCGCTTGGCCATGGGTCGATCTCCAGATGGTTAGAGGTTGGGGAGGCTGTTCCAGGTCTGTCCGTCGATATGTCGCCCGGCCCGTTTCTTGCCGACGCGGGTGGTGATGACCATCGGGAATGTCTTGCCGACACGGCCGCCATGCGTCGGCACATGGCCGTCTGGGCAAATCAGTTTGTCGCCTTTGACCATCCTGGTGGGGGCCTTGTCGCAATAGTTCTCAAAGTCGGAGAAATAGCTCCAGGCAGGCTCACCCGTGCCCATTTTGATCCGGGTGGTGCCCCATTCTCCCCACTGTTTGAACAGGAAGGGCACCTCGGCCTCCACGCACTCGTCCCGCACCGTGCGGATCCAGTCCGGATGCATCGGCCTTGCGCCGGGGCCTGTCTCGCCACCGGCGACGATCCAATCCACGAGAGGCGGGCCTCCCACGTGTTCATGCAGGCCGCCGTGGGACACGCCGGTCATCTCTGGCGGCGACAACAGCGCGCCGCAATCCACCGGCCCCAAAAGCGGCTCCAGGGACAACCACGTCCGCCAGCCAGCCGCAGCCAAATCCTCCAGGTGCGGCGCGCGCTCGTCGAGGCGCGGTTGATCCTCGGCCGTGGCGCCGAGAAAGACATTGGTCATGGGCCACGGGATATATTCGAGCGGTTCATGCGGATTGATCCGGCGTAGAACCTCACCACGGACGGCGCGAGCGGTCGAGACATCCGTGAAATACTCGAGCATCCTTTCCGGCCTTTTGGTGAGCACCAGAAAGACGTGCTGGGGCCCCAAGGCCATGCGGGCGAAGACCTGGTCCCTGAAGCCGTCCGGAACGTCCTCGTGGAAGAGATCGGTCCACAGGGCGAACACGGTGGGCTTTTTTCTGCCGAGAGGGATATCCAGGGCGGCGTGATTGGGCCTGACGACGCCGGACCATGTGTCGCCCTGGGTCAGGCCAGTGTAACGGCTGGAAATGATCGTATTCGGATGCGCGGCGAACCGCTTCGCCTCCCGGGCGGACCAGCAGTTTGCGCAGCCTGGAGAAACCGGCGAACAGCCGAGGACGATGTTCCAGGAGCGCTGCCAGTAGATGCCGCGCGACAGGCGGTCGGGGGAGAGGTTGTCGAATGCTGTGGTCATGTCTTGTTCCTTTTTTCCACGAATTCCCGGATCGGCCGCAGGTGCTCCGCGTCGCGGATCACGGCCCGGTCCTCGCCCTGCCATGCGCTGGTTGTGTAGCAAAGAGGCCTCACCTCCTCGGGCGGCAGGCCCAGATCGGCGGCGGCCCAGGCCAGGATGGCGGCCTGGGAAGGCAGGTGCACGTTGGCGACCCAGTCGCCGCCAGCCTGCCAGCCCCGGTTGAGCAACGGCACCTCGACGCCCACGCGACTGCGAACCCGGTCCCGGACGTGGACCACCAGGATACGCAGGGCATCCCGGGGCCCGCCCGCCGGGTCCATGACGCAAAACAGTCCCTTCGGCGGCTGGCGCTCGCCCCAGGGCAGCGCGAACTGCCCCTTGCGGTAGTACCGGCCGGACGGGACGGCGGGGGCGGCGGGAGCCGCAGGGGGCGGGGCGAAGAGGGTAAGTTGGGTGGTCATGCCCACAACTCCATTTGCTGCATTTTGACAGCATGTTTCGACTGCGGCGGCACCTTGAACAAATGCGGATAATTTCTCCGCACCGCGTCCATATCCATGTGCGTGCGCCAAAGCGCCTTTGATTTCTCTTGCTCTTTTTCAATTTCCAATCTGCGGCGCGCTTCCTCTTTTGCTTTTTTCTGCCGTTCCGCTACCCGCGCTGCTTCATATTCATGATACATCTCACATGTCTGTCGATGCAGTTTTTGTCCCATTTTATTTGCATGCACGATGGTGAAATACATCCAGTGATACGAGCTTTCGTTGTGATTTAGCCCCAAAAAACGGAGTTTGGCGATTGTCCAAACAGGATGCCGGGCCGACAAAAACAGTTTTGACCACGTAAAGTTATACCTATAACCGGGCACGGTATACGTCTCCAGCATCTCACGCTCGCAACGATTCAGGCGGGACAAAAGATCAACAGTCATGACACCGTCGCCTCCTGCTTTTCCGCCACAACCCGCACCGGGCCGAGAAGCCCCGTCTCGCGCTCGATGCGGCGCACGGCCATGCGGATGTATTTCGGGTTCAGTTCGATGCCGATGAACTCCCGGCCGAGCTGCCGGGCCACCAGCCCCGTGGTGCCGCTGCCGCAAAACGGGTCCAGCACCATCCCGCCAACCGGGCACCCGGCCAGGATGCAGGTGCGGGCCAACGCGGGCGGAAACGTCGCAAAATGCGCCTCGGGGAATGGAAATGTCGGGATCGTCCAAACCGACCGCAGGGAGCGGGTGGATGCGTCCGGCGTCTCGCGAGTTTTCGGCGCGCCGCGCCCCTCGCGGTTAAACGCGCTGTGCGCCCCGAGCCCGGTATCCCAGCCTCGGGGAACGCTTTGGCGCTGCGGCCGGTGCTGCGGGGCGCGCTGCCCGGGGCGGTCCGGTTCCGCCACATCGCGGGCGAAGGACAGCGCAGCCCGGGACTGTTTGCGGGAGCGGGTTCCCGTGTGCGGGGACTGGCCAGGGGCGCGATAGCCAGGGCCGGTCGCGTCATGCTCGTTCTGCGCCGCCGCAGGCTCTTTCACCGCCTCGTGGTCGTAGTGGTAGCGGCCGGATTTGGTGAGCAAAAATAGGTATTCGTGGGCGACGGTGGGCCGGTCTTTGACCGATGACGGCATGGGGTTGGGCTTGTGCCAGATCACGTCCGACCGCAGCCACCAGCCGTCCACCTGCAGGGCCAGGGCCAGCCGCCAGGGCATGCCGATCAAGTCTTTGGGTTTGAGGCTCGGGAAAACGGTTCGGCCGCTCCGATTGCTGTGGCGTTGATTTTTCTGGCCGCCGCCGAGCGTGCTGCCGAGAGTTGATCCAGACGCGCCGGAGTTCCACGAATCGCCCATGTTCAGCCAGCATGTCCCGTCCCGCCGCAGCACGCGCCGGACCTCGCACATCACGGCTAGCATCCGGCACAGGTAGCACTCGCCGCACGGCGCACCCGTGGCCCAACCCAGGCAGTCCGGCCGGGACTCCAGGCCCAACTGCCCGGCCACGCCGTAGTCGCGCAGGCCGTAGTACGGCGGTGATGTCACGACGCATTGGACCGATTCGGCCGGCAGGGTCCGCAGGACGGACAGGGCGTCGCCATGGTGGATGGTGGTCATGCCGCGCACCCCGGTAAAAATCCCTGTCGGTCCTCTTCCTTAAATCGCGCATCAAGGTCGCGCACGGTGCGTGCGTTGTGGAACCGCCGATCCTCCCAGGCCCGCCCGTTCATCTGCCGTTCCCATTCCAGTATTTTCCCCCACAGATCCGGGAAATACCGACGCAATTTTCGTAGCTCGCCCAGGGATTGTAGCGGGCAGCAGAAGCACGAAACGCGCGGGAAAATATCGTACAGCCCGCCCCAGGTGAGCCCCAGGCTTCGGCAATAGGCCAGGGCGTCGGATTCGGTCACGTCCCATTCCACAAGCGGAAAACGCACCGAGGCGGCCAGCCGCACCATGTTTGCCGAGTCGGTACGCCGCGTTTCATCAGCGGCAAACCCGATGGCCTGTATGGTGTCCGCGCCCAAGGACCGACGGAATTTGTCAAGCTGGTCCGTCTTTTCTCGGGTACACCAGCGGCGCAACGGAGACGGCCATCCCCAGCCGACGTATTTCACGTTGCCGCCACCCCGGGGACGAACCTCCTTGTGCAACATCAACCATGTAAACGGCTTGCGCGGATAGAGCCGCACCAGCGGAATGGGCGCGATCATGGCCTCCACCGTGGCGATGTGGTCCGCCATCTGCGGGAATTCCCACTCCCCGGCGTCGAAGTAGACCACCGCGTCAACCGGTTCTCCGCGCTCCACCATCATCAGGAGCATGGCTGCGCTGTCCTTGCCGCCGGAAAACGACACGATCTGTTTCACGGCGCAACCTCCGACGCCAGGGACAGCGCCGCCGCAACCGGCGCAACCCAGACCGGCGCGGCCGACATGGCGAACCGCTCCCCGCTCCAGGCCAGAAGCAGCGTCTCGCCCATCACCCCGGCGATGGCCTGCAGCCCCTCGTTGATTTGTTGCACCAGGTCACCGCCCGCGATAAACGCACGTCGTACGTCCCGTCCGTCGGAAGCCTGCCCCCCCCAAGAGCCGACGCAGCCGCTCAAGCGTTTCGGCCTGATCCGCGATTTCGGCCTGCAGGCTTTTGATCTCCTTGGCCCTGGCGTAGGCCGTGGCCCATGCGACGACCTCGAAAAGAAACGGCGTCGGATCAGCCAAAAAGGCGCCGACCTCGGAAGCCGTGATGGATCCGTTTGGCATTGGATAGGTTTCGATGACGTCAACTCGCGTCTGCGGCGGCCGAGGTGTCCTTTTGCTGATTGCAACAACTTTTGGCATCCTTTTGTCCTCCGTACGCCGGGTGTTTGGCCCGGGGGTAGTAAACCATTTTTGAGGTCCGGTTGTTCTCGTGGACGTACCATTCGATTGCGCCTGACGACTGATCGAAAACATGCTCTATTGGGGCGTCCCCCCAATGCTCCCGCCAGTGCCACGCGACGCCCCACAATTCAGGGCCTTTGCCGACCCTAAACAGCTCTCTCCTTGTCCATCCGGCAGCAAGCAAGTCCGGCAATAAGGACCGAATGAAACGCATTCCCGCTCGGTATGCGTCACCCCTGTCCCGAACCTTGAGCGCCAATCTCGTAGGGTTGAAGCGACCTCCGGGGGGCCGTGTGCGTGTGGATCGTCAGGCACAATTCAAAGGCCTCATCGCGCGACAACTCCCGGAAGGGCTTATCCATGAGCCCCAGGTCGAGCATGCGGCGCGCAATGGCCTGCAGGTCAAACTCAGCCACGGGACACCCCCAGGGCGCGTTCGATTTGTGAGCGATTCCATTGAAAATCCATATGCGTTGAGGCCTCATACTTGGTCATCGTCGTCCCTCCGAGCATGTCTACGGCCAGGCCGTAGCCGTGCGCGTTGAGCAGCTGCACCTGCTTCGCTGTGGCCGGTTCGGACAGCCACCGCTTTGTTTTTTTCGCTGCGCCGTCTGTTTCATGGACCCGCAAGAAATCATCGGCCGCCGCGAGACACGGCAGCCGGTTTCCGATAGACAGCCGGTGCACGCCGCCGTTGCCGTTGACTTTCCCGAGCGCGTGCCACGTCTCGTCGTCCGGAGAGAATATTCCGGCCCAAGCCGAAAAACCGGCAGCCATCATGGCGCGCCCGGAACTCCAGAGGTCCACATACCGGAACGGTGACGCATCCAAGATGTTAAGCTCCGTCAACTCGACGCTAGTCACCACGTCGCCGTCTCCCGCCCCAAGACGATCAAAGACGAAACCGCATAACGGACACGTCTTGGTTTGCACCGGGAGCTCGGCCCCGCATCCGATATTCCCGGCTGCATCAGGCCAGCGGTATGTGTCGCTCGCCTCGGCCGGACAAATCTTCGTCGCAGCTTCATCCGGGTCGCGTTCGACCTCTTCCTTGAGCGCGGCGGCCATGTTCAGGTCGCCGTGAGTCAAAAGCGACGTCCCGAAGTCCAGGACGACGCAATCTTTCTTGACGACGCCGGGGTGTAACTCGGGATCGACCGTGCGCAGCCCCCTCCCGACCATTTGCACCAGCGGGCCCTTCTCGGAACACTTGCGCAGCAGCACCACGGCCGCCACGGGCTGGCTGTCGAACCCCTCGGTGAGCACCATCACGTTCGTCAGCAGCTGGATCTGGCCTCGCTCGAATCTGGCCAGGATTGCGCGCCGTTCGGCATCGGCCATGGCGCCGTGCACGCAAGCCGCCCTGATCCCGGCGGACGCGAAAGCGGCGGCCACGTCCTGCGCATGCTGCACAGTGCTGGCGAACACGATGGTCTGGCGGCCGCCGGCCTTCTCGCGCCAGTGCCTGACCACCTCGTCGTTGACCGCGACGGTGTTGAGGATTTTTTCGACCTCGGCTTGGTCGAAACAGTCCGAGACTTGCCCGATCTCGCGCAGCCGCTCCTGCGTGCCTCCGACATCCACCACGAATGCCTTGGGCGGGACCAGAAACCCAAGCTGGACTAGTTCACGGATCGTCACCACATCGGCGACGTTCGTGAACACGCCGCGCAGCGACCGCTTGTCGCCGCGTTCCGGGGTCGCCGTGAACCCTGCCACCAGCACGTCAGGGTTTTTCTCTTTTGCCGCGGCCACAATGGATTTCCAGGTCGGAGCGGCGGCGTGATGCGCCTCGTCGAGGATAAGCAAGTCCAGGGATGGGATTGCATGAAGGTTCTTCGCTAAGGTCTGCGCCATAGCGAAGATCACGTCACCGCGCATGGACTTGGCGTCAGCCGTGTAAAGGCTCGGGCGGGTGCCGGGGTTTACCGCGTGGTATTTCTTGAGGTTCTGCTGCACCAACTCCTGGCGATGCTGCAAGACCATCTGGCGGCCGCCGATGCGGCCGCCGAGCATGGCGAGGCAAATGGTTTTGCCCGACCCCGTGGCCGCGACGGTCAGCGTGTCGCCGTGCTTGCGCAGGGCCTTTTCGGCGCGGTCCACGAGACGTTTTTGGTACGGTCGGGGCAACATCTACAGACTCCCTTAGAAAGGCACATGGTCGGAGTTGCCAGCGCCGCCCTGCGGAGCCGCCCAGGCGGGCATGCCGCCATTCGCCGGAGGCGGCGGCGTTTGCGCGGCGGGGGGCGTCGCCTGCCCCTTAGGGGCCGACCAGGACTGCGCAGGCGGCAGCGTGGCCTGTGTCGGCGGCGTTGCGGCCGGTTTTGGCGCGGCCCAGGCAGGGGCGGCGGTCGCGGCCGCAGCCTGCGGAATCTCGGGGATAGCGGCGTCGGTGATGACTTCTCCGCCGGACATGATGTGTTGGTACTGCTCGTCGTCAACGGTGACGACGCGCTTGATGGTGTTGTTAACCCACCTGTCGCCGGGTTTGGGGGCGTCGATGCCGACGACGATGCCGAACTCGACGCCCTGCAGGTCGCCCCACGCGGCCAACATGCGGGCCTGCGTGGCCGTCGGACTGGCGTCCTTGGGGCTGACGCCGCGCACGGCCTCGACGATGGCGCGCATGGTGCGCATGCTGATCTGCGCGGCCTTCTTGTGCCCGTCCGAGGCACCGGCCACCACGAAGTTGTTCCAAATCTTTTTTCCCTGGAATTGGCCGGAAACGACCACGAATTCGCAGTTGAGCATTTCGCAGTTGCCGTCCTTGGATACGGTCAGCATCGGGTCGCTGCCCTGGCGGGAATATTCCGGCGCGCGGATACGCATCTGCACCTTGACCATGGAATTCGGCGGGATCGCCCCCAGCGACTCGCGCTGTTCTTCCGCCTGGTTGAAATCAAGAGCCATGCTATTTGGCCTCCTGTTGGTTATTGTTTCCGGGGAGCTGGTATTTGCCTTTGGTGGCGACGTGCAGGGCCTGATGGAACGCGCCCCATGTACTGTCCTGACCGATGTGGATTTCGTGCGGCAGGCTCCACCGATTCTTCGCGACGTAAGCCGGGCGCTCGTCGGTGAAGATGACGCGCTCGCCGGTGCCCTCGGCGCGGTGTTTGTCCTGTCCGGTCTTGCCACCGTCCTTGGTCTTGATGAGCCTCCGCTTGTAGTTGGCGAAAAGCACCATGTCGGCCCATTCCTGCCACAGCGCCCAGGCCCGCTTGTGCAGTTTGATCTGGTAGCGGTCGAACGGGTCGCCGTCCGGCGGTTCGTGCCGCTTGATCTCGGCGTGCGCAACCAGCACAACGGTCATGCCTCTGGTCAGCCGCAGGCTATCCAGGCCGCCCATGATCGTTCGCCACACGTTGTCGGCCTCGACATACCCCTTGCCGTACCCGGCTCGCTCGATGGTCTCGATGCCGAGCTGCACGCAGGTCTGTGCCCAGATGATCGGCTCCAGCCAGTCGAGCGAATCCACGACCAGCGTGCGAAACGGATGGTCGCCGTGCAGGGAGTTGATGGCCTCGCACATCTGCGGGTAGGTCTCGACCAGCTGCGGGAACGTCGGCACGTCGATAGCCCCGGCCCCGTCCTCGGCGCGCAGCAGGATCGGCGCGTCGAACGTGCATCCGAACGTGGTTTTCCCCAACCCCTGCGTCCCGTAGACCAAGATCTTCTGCGGCCTGAACTCGGCCGCAGCAGAAACGATGTTTGCGATTTCGAAGGTCATGGGTTTAGGCCTCCACGGGTTCGAACGTCACCTGAGGGGCGCCGTCGCTGACCGTCATGGCGTCGCGGACCAGGGACACCTGATCGGCAGGGCCGTGGGCCATGAAGCCATCCAGGGCACGCTGTGAACGCGGCTTGTACGTCCAGCCGAAGACGCGCGAAAACGCCTCGTCGCCCATGGCCAGCCGGGCCACGGCCACCTTCTCCTGGTCGAACTTGACGTAGGTCTTGAGTTGTATCTTTGCGCGCAGGCCGCCGCCTTCCAGGTGCGCGGTCTTTTTGCCCGGCGCGAACGACGCCAACTCGCAAAGCCGAAAATTGATTTCACGCAGCCGCGATTCCTGTTGGCCGATGCTCGCCTTGAGCGCCGCGCCTTCCTTGATCAGAGCGGCGGCTTCCGGTTCCGGCATGCGCAGAACGCTTGCTTGGGCCGTCATGGGGTTACTCCTTGCGCAGCTTCGCCGCGCGGTTTGAGGTTAGTGAGAGGGGCGCGGTTGTCTTTGATGATCCCCAGCCGCTTGGCGACCGCCAGATTTTCGGCGCGGGTCAGAGACCCCACGAGCTGCTCGAACCTGCGGTCGATGTGACCGGTTATGCCCCCTATTCCCACATGGATCACGGGCACGTCCGCCCCGGCGTGCAGCGTGGCGGGGAAGTCCACTCCCGGCTCGATGCCGTACTCCTCGCACATCTTCTTGCCGTCCATCACATCCTCCAGATGACCGCCGCGACGAACGCCGACGCGGCAAAAATGATGTAGATCAGTGCCAGGGCCAGGGCCTCGCCGATGTCTTTGATGTCGTCGCTCATCGTGCTTTCTCCCCTTTTATCGCCCCGCCTCGGTCTTCCTGGCCTCCGCTCCCGTCCGGTGCCTGGCTCTTTGAGCCGCCGTTGCCGGACCCCGTGGGGTGGTCGCGGCTGGCCTCGGTCGCTACTGCGGGCCGCGTTTGTCGCTACATCAACTGGTGCTGCATCGGCCTCGCCGGGCCAGGGATCAGCACCACGTCAGAACGTCCCACCGTGTCAGCGTAGGACAGGATTTTGCGCTTCACGTTTTGGTAGATGTCTTTGTAGTGGGTGCCCGCCGCAACCTCGTCCATGACGGTGTCGGCCACCATGAACTCGGCAACGGTGACAACAGAAAGCTGCTTGATGTTCAGGGAATCGCGCCAGTGTTTGGCGGTCTTGGTCGCGAGGGCGAACAGGGCGTCCCTGACCATGATGGAGTAGTTGCGGTAGAAGTGGACGGCGTCGGCGGTGCTTCCCTGCTTCCTGGCGTTGGCGATGAGCACCTTGATGGCGTCGGTGGCCTCGTGGCGTTGATCCTTGGAGATGGTGCGGTGCTGCCGCCAATCAAGAGCGCCACGGCGTTCTTTCTCCGAGGCCATCTTGAGAATGCGCTTTTCCATGAGGTCGAAGGCGGCGATAAACTTTTCTTTCCAGGCCACGGCCTCGCGGCCCGTGAACCCCATGGCAACCATGGAGAACCCGCCACGAGACATGGCAAACATCGGCTGCTCTTTGCCCTGCTCGTTCAGGTAGGAGGACTCCCCAAAATTGCGGAGTCGGAATCCCTCAGAGCACTCCAGGTTCCTGATGGCGCGTAGCACCCGGTCATGCCTCTTCCCAAACTTCGCGGCCACCTCCAGGCTTGTCGTCCAAAGCTGCCCGCTTTTCTCGAAGACCTTGATGTCCATGCCCTTCCCCCTCCTCGGCCCGGGCGGGCCGCGTCGTCGTTGTTGAAGGCATACTAGGGCGAACTGCCTAGGTTTGGCAATATAAAACTTAGGTAAATTGCCTTGGTTTGAAAAAAAGTTTTGGGCACAAAAAAACCGCCTTTCGGCGGCGGGTGAGGGGGGGGGCTTCTGGCAAACACGGCATGGATTGTCGCGGATTGAATGCCAGGATCAGCGTCGATGCCTGCCGGGAGAATCGGAGGCGGCCCATTTCGTCCGCGTTCTCGGGGGCGGCGGTGCGGCCGCCGCAGTGCATCCGGTGCAAGCAGTGGCCGGAGGTTGATCCGCCGGAGGAGCGCCCGGACCCGCCGACGGATCAACCCGACCCGGTTGCCGAGAGCGCCGCCCCTGGGGCGGAATTCGAAGAGGAAAACATCTTTCATATCCCGCTGGATGACGAGGCGCCAGGGGCTCCGCCGCCACCCCCGGCGAGGACTATCCGGCGGGATGTGACGGTTGATGCGGGCTGCCCATGCATGTCATGTCGCCTGTTCAGGCCCATGGCCACATTCGTGGGCGGCGTCCAGGGCGTTCGGCTCTGCTGGTCCAGCGACCCGAGGTGGGATTTTTCCTGTAGGAGGGGATGAGGTGGAGGGCCTGTTCAGCCTTTGAGGAAAAGGCTATTTGCTCAGGGCATTGTTGACAAAAAACAGGACGTCATGCTAGGACAATCAAGAGGACATATTTTTCAAGAAAAAACTATAACTATCTCATTTACAATGATATAAAAGGACATATGATGAGATACTTGGAGAGTCATCCGTGGATAACATTTTCATTTGATCCACTGCGCCTTGATTCAGTGACCTGGGTCGCCTTGGGAGAGATTAAGTCAAAGTGCGAACATTTAGCCGGCGTCCCGCTTCAGCCCAGTATTGCTCAGGATTTAAGCCAAGTCTATCTGGCCAAAGGAGCCTTGGCTACCACGGCCATCGAGGGGAACACTCTCTCAGAGGATGAGGTGAAACGGCATCTTGAGGGGAAACTCAAATTGCCGCCGTCGAAAGAGTATCTTGGAAAGGAAATCGACAACATCCTGGAGGCATTTAAAGTTTCGGATAAAAAGGTATTTCTTGAGGGGAAAGCCGACATATCTCCGGATATGATACTTGAATACAATCGACTGGTTCTTGCCGACTTAGATGTGGGTGAAGACGTTAAACCTGGGCAAATCAGAATGCATTCTGTAGGGGTCGGCAGATATCGGGGATGCCCTCCAGAGGAATGTTCTTTTTTATTGGAGAAGCTTTGCTCTTGGTTGGCTGAATACAAAGCCAATGCTGAATTAAGAATCCCCATGGCAATTTTAAAGTCTATCATATCCCATGTCTATTTGGCATGGATACATCCATTTGGAGACGGAAACGGCAGAACAGCAAGGCTTGTAGAGTATCATATACTGCTCGCAGGCGGTGTACCGCATCCTGCTGCACAACTTTTATCCAATTTTTACAACGAAACACGACAACAGTATTATAGAAATCTGGATCGCTCCAGTCGATCAAAAGGCGATATCACCCCTTTCATCACATATGCGGTGCAAGGCTTCTTAGATGGACTACGTGAACAGATTGAGACTATTAAGGAGCAGCATTGTCGTATTGCCTGGAAGGATTACATCCATGAAACATTCAAAGGGAAAAATACCAACGCGGAAACACGCAGGAGGCATCTTGCGCTTGACTTGTCACGAAACAATGAATTTGTCCCTATCTCTAAAATTACTGAACTATCGCCGAGAATCGCTAAATCCTATGCCAAGAAAGGACAAAAGACATTAACAAGAGATGTAAATAGACTTGTCAGTCTTGGACTTGTCGAAAAGAGAGGAAATACAATCCGAAGTAACAGCAATAAAATTCTGGCATTCCTGCCGCTGACACTCAGTTGACGCACCCAACATTGGCGGACGTTGGCAATGTTGGGTGAGGTAAAGAAAAAGGCCCGCCGAAGCGGGCCAGGAGACTTAAGACAAGAGCCTATCAGCAAAGCTATTGCGATGGAATTCTTGCAAGCTCGATAATAGCTGCCCCGTTGTGATTTTCTATAATTTTTACCGCATGAGAATTCGAAAGAGTATGCATGTATGCGTGGTGAACAGTTAAAATCAAATCTTGCATAACTTGATCGTTCTCTAGTTGCTCTACTATAAGGCCAACATGGTCACGGATTTCATCAATTGAGAGATGTTTACCATGATTTATTTCGTGACCAAATTTTATAAGCTTATCAGTCACGTCGGCGGCGGTTTGTGATGGATCTTGTGAACCCGAAAACATATTTTTCTCAAGCCATGCCTTTACCAAGTCTTCTGCCCATCTACAGGCATTTTCACATTGGGCGATGAATGTTGGATGATATTTTCCAATAATTGCTTGCCAAATTGGGATTCTAGCAGGGTCTGCCTTTACCTCGGTGATTGCTCGTTCAAACTCATCCTTGACGCCGCGAGCAGAAATCATGCCGAATTGAGGATCAATCGGGCCAAGGCTGGATTGTTTGCCCATCAAGACAGATTTACAGGAGCAGGCAATCATTGTCCCGGCGGACATTGCAAGCTGGGGGATGATAGCGCGGACATCCAACCCAAACATTCGGCGAAGATAGTCAACGATAGACTCTGCAGCGGCGATATTCCCGCCTGGCGTGTGCAAAAAAAGATCTAGCCCTTTTGTTCGATCCAGTCCATGAACAGCGTTCATGAAGCCGTTCATATCGAGGTCGGTAATGTCAATATTTTGGATATTTCCTTTTTGCAGCCATCCAGAGTAATAGGCAATTATATTCCTTCCGGTCGTCTCATGCAAAACTCGGAGATATTTGCGCCTGACGATGTCAAGAGCGGTCACTCCAAGTGCTCTTTGGGCTCCAATTTCGTCAAGGATGGTGTTCCAACTGGGCATCAATGATCTCGTGGTAGGTTGAGTTTGAGCGCTGGATGATGTCAATCGGGCGCAAAAGGGTGCACAATTGAATTGCTGGCGCTGAACAAGAGCAGGTTGATTCTTGGGAGGTGGGCAAACCGAGAAGTTGGAACCCGGAAGAAATTTCCGTAAGACGCGATGGGCTGATAGACTTGTTCATAGGCAACCTCCCTAGCGAGGCTATGCAAGAAATATGTTGCCCCCGTCAAGGGGTCTCCCTTCCCGGCGGCCACTTCACCCCCATCACTTCCTGAACCAGAGCCTCATCCACTCGCCCCTCAATCCGGCCCTCCTGGTCATCAGGTAGCAGCCACAAGAAGTTGAGTCCCGTCAGTTCTTCAAGATCCCGGATCGAGACCGCGTCATCCCTGGACAACCGACGCCTCGGCGTGTCCTGGGAGAAGAAAAAGCCCACGGCCCGAGTGTGGGCCGGATACCCCACCACCATTATCTTCCAGTAACCCGAGGGTACCCGGTGGGGCTCATCGGCTCGCGGAAGTGCAGGCATCTCGGACCGGTAGACGGTCCCCGTCATCACAAAGACTTCCCCGGTCGAAGCCAAATTTCGCTCAAGTGATTCGAGAGCCTCCCACGCGCCCATGTTCAAAGCGCCTTGCTGCGGGGTGATATTGGAGAGGTAGTTGGTCTTGCTCCATGAGCGCGTGCCCTTGAAGGCAGCAAGCGGGGCTTGGTGACCGCGCTGATAGCCATGTGCTTCATTGGCCCCGCTGTAGTCAGGGGGCTCCAGCGTCCGGGTAGGATCAATCAGGGGGTCGGGCTTCCAGTTCCGTTCCTTGACGGGTTCGCCAATGACCGATGTAGGGTCAAGCCGATAGACAACCCAATCCGCTAGTTTTGTGTCAGGATTCGAGGACAGCGCGTAGATGTCGCGCACAACCAGATCATTGGTGTCAGACGTCCCCAGGGGGAGGCCGAACGGGCACAACTCCAGGTGGATATTTTCTAGAGGGATCGCCTCCACGGGAGAGGCGATAAGAAGGGCCGTGAGCAGTAAGGGCAGTAAGGTTTTCATGCTATTTCAGGCTGTGCTTGGTTCGGTAAGCCTGGACCATCTGGTCGGTCACATCCTTTGGATAACAGAGAGGAGAACGCCCACCTGGTTTGCTGTAGGCACTTCGGCCTCCGCAGCTTCGACCATTACTCATGGTGCTGTATGGGCACGGGCAGTTGCCTGGGTAGGATTGAATGGATTCCTGGACGATCAAACTCCGAACTTCATCGTCAGTCGCAGCAAAGGACAAAGCAGATATGAGTGTCAAGCCCAGAACTAAGAATGCAGTTTTCATCTCTTTCCTCGCTAAGGGATTAAATCAACGCATTATATTCGATCAACAAAATAGGTGCTTTGCCCACCAGTCTTCGGAAATGATACGGAGACGGCAGAAAGTATCACGCAACTGCTTCGCCCGATCGATTTTGTTGCCGTAGGATTGATGTTTCCAGTCGCGGCTGGCCAGGGTGCCGACCACCAGGTAGTCCGTCTCTTGGGTGGGTAACTTATGGGTCCAGCCTCCGAGATTCCGGATTTCCTCCTCCACGTCACGCCGCGACCCAAAGGCGAAACGGCCGGTCAGACAGAAGCTCCGGCAATCGATCTGCAGGCTGGGCGGCGGCGTATCGAAAAACGTGCAGGCAGACAGGATGACCTCCGGGGCCTGGGGCTTGTGGCCGCAGGTGGCAGCCAGGAGATCGAAAAGATCGCGTTTCTCAACCGCGTCCAGAACACCGTCCCGCAGATATTCGTAAAGCCGCGAGCAAATGAGATACCCGACGTGCTCTTCCTGAACCTCCGGGCGGCGGTTTAACCAGTCTTGGAGAAATTTCGCCTCATGCTCGTTGACGGCGCCATCGGCGATCAGGCCAGTGCAAATGCCGATCAGCTCGTCCACGCCTCGGTCCTTGAGCCGTTTGGCGTTCAGGACACGGTTCATTGGCTGGCCGTGGTCATCGATCAAATTGTTATAGCTGGGCATGAGGTTCTCGTTTTCGGCATCCTCCCCACGGGCGAGGATGCACCGCTAATAGTTGCCACGGAGGGCCAAGGGGATTTTTTCAAGGCCTCACACTTTGCAATTTTCCACGGTGCGGACAGCCATCAGTGCCTAAAAATCTACTGTATGAACTCAAACCTTAGACCGTATAGGTCCGCTGTTTGCGAAGCGTCGCCTGTGGCCTCTGTAAACCCGAAATAAACGTGCCCCAGGCTGGTGTTGTCTGAAGTGGAAAAGGCCGTGGGCATAAGATAATCCACAAGCGGCGACGATCCGGAATAGTTGACCGTCACGTCCATGAAGGCAGCCGCTGCCGACGGCCGCCCATCCACGACCCACACCTTGATTTCGTATTTCCTGGTGGACGTATTACGAAGAACTTCAATTCTGATGGTGTGGGTTGCGCCATCTTCCAGCCAATTATATCTGTTGTAGCCATTCCCCAAAGACCCCTTGGCGTAGCCGACATCCTTGTTTTTGATCTTTGCGGAACTCTCATACTCTGGGTTTTCCGGATTGTTTGAGCTGCCGCCAGCCCCATGATAGTTATCGTCCCTGTATCCTGCGTCGTCTCGTTGGCCCCAAAAGAGCGCCGCAATGTGGTTATTGTCGCCGTCGTCATTGCGGGTAGTGTTCGGATAGGTATCGACTTCGACGCCTATCTTGGGCGGTCTGATGCCGACGCTGTGGACGCCAAGCCCGGCGTATCCCAGGTATTCGCCGTAACTCTCGCCCGATGCTGCGCCGCCTGCGGCCGTATCAGGGTCGTTGTTTCCGGCGTTCATGATGCAAAAGGCCATCACGTCGGCGGCTGTCGAGCTGTTTGTGGAGGCGTCTTTGTCGTTGAAAACAAAGCTGAAGACGACGCGCAGGCCGTTTCCCAGGGCGCATTTGCCGTCGGAACATGCGCCGACCGGACAATTTCCGCCAGGGCAAAAGCCGCGATCACCGCGATACCAGATTGCGCCATTCGTATTCGTGAGGCTGTTGGCGAATCGTATCCAGGACTCGCCGCCGTATTTGTTCAAGAGCGCCTGCCATTGCGCCGCCGTGTAGCCGTCCGGCCTGGTCGCCTCGGGAGAGAAATTGGTTATGGCCTCGTCCTGGTTTTCGATCTCCGGGCCAAAGTCGCTGAAACCCTCCTCGGGCTCTTCTGCCGGGTAGGTTTTTTGGGAGGCGAAATGGGCGTCGCCTGCCGCGGCGCCCACGCTGGTGACGGCGAAAGGCCCGAGGCCGGAGCCGGTATAGGACAGGGTAAAAGTTGAATCGCCAAGTGTATATGTTGATGGATTGGCAGACTGTTGAATCTTACGCCAGGCCTTTAGGCCAGACATTGACGCATAATAGGCTTGAGAAGAACGTGATTGAGATATTTCTGATGTTGTAGACGATGAATCAAAATACGCTATGCCTGTTGCCAAAGAGCCGATAAGAACAATAGAGGCAATCACATATAAGAGGGCTGCTCCCATTGTGTTCAAGTTTGCCTCCATTTATTTGTGTTGCAAACAATTTGCAGGCTAGTTGCAAAAAAATTTTGTTTATCTGATCCCCGCCCTCCGCCTTGGATTACGCGGAGGCAGGGAGCTTTTTGGGGGTTTCGGACGGTCTATCCCCTGGCGCTTCTTGGCGGTCAAGGTCTGCATGGACTCTCGCGGTAGCAAGAAGGTCGTCGAAGTCTGCCCCGACAGCCTTGGCCATCTTTAACGCATCCGCAAGCCGGATATTCCCCGGGACATTGGCGATTCGTTCCCATTTCTTGTTGTCTATTTTGCCGAACGCTTTTTTGAGGAACTGCGAAAGATTAAATGGTTCGCCGCCCGGAACCCGGTCTTCTCGGGGCGGGAACTTTTTAGCCGCATACTGGCGTATGAGTTCAACATATGCGCGAGACACTTCTTCCATCCTCCTTAAATACCAGCCAGGAATGAGCAAATCAATTAGGCAAAACGCCTGACTTTGGGCTTGACCAACTATGGTAAAATGCCTAGGATTCGCACCATGAACATCCGGGAGCGAATTACCACTTTTTTGTCCATGTCCGGCTGGTCCGTGAACCGTCTCGCAAAGACAGCGGGAGTGGACCAGTCCAGCCTGTCGAAATTTCTACGTGATCCGGACCGTGGGCTGAACTCGCGGACCATTGAGCGGCTATGGGCGACCATGGACGCCCCCGCCCAGCCCCAGGAGGCCCCCAATGTTTGATGACCTTCTCGACCACCCCTTGGCCACGGCCACGATGATCTGCGTCATCATCGGCCAGCTTTCCAACCTCGTCGCCAACCTGTGCGTCATCTTTGGTACGCGCTGATAACGGCCACATAATCCTTGTGGCGGCGGGCCAGGGACACATGAACAAGAGGGGCGTCGGTATGAAAGAGCACAGGCGTGGACTTCGTGATGCCGGACGGAACCAAAAGAGAGATGCTTTTTCGCGTCTTATCCGTCCTGGCGTACCCGGCGACGCCGCCAAGGGTGTCGTACTCGATTTGCCCGGCGAAGGTTCCGCATTGAAGCTCTACGGCCGTCACCAGGATATCTTTCTGCCCCCGGTTCTCGATGTGAATTTTCGTCTCGATCATCCCGGCAACCGGGTTGGGCCGGTCAAGGCGGATTCGCGGCTTGTCCTGGCTCTGGTTTCGAGCCCAATTCAGGAAGGCGAACACGCCACCGGCCAGGGCCGCCACGGCTGCGACGCAAGAGGCAATCGGGCCGTAAACCTGAACGAAGTCGAGGGGCATGGGTATGACCTCCAAAGAATGGCTTTTCCTTGCAGCCCTCGTGTCCATCATCATTTCTGCCCTGTCAAACCTTGCTGCCATGTCAATTCAGCATGTGCAGTGAGCCAGGGGAAAACCCAGGAGTCCCAGCCGTGACCAGCATTCTCACCTGTGTCGTCTGCGGCGGCCCGCCTCCCGGTGCGCGCATCGTCCATACGCTGTTCGTGTGCCGGTCCTGCCTGGAGAAGATCGAGGACTTTCCGGACGCGGCGGTCTGCTTCTGGTGCCGCGAGGATACGCAGGTCCACCACTTCCCCGGTGTTCGCGGGGCTGGCGGGCTTCCGACGTGCCGGGCCTGCCGGGACAGCTTTGTGAAGCAGCTTGCCGTCGCGCAGACCGTGGCGGCCAACCCCCAACCCCAGGAGAAATAGACCATGTCCGCTCTCGAAGAAATCCTGTCCGAAATCCGCCGCATCCGCATCGCCGTGGAGCGCCAGAACGCCCTGAACGAGGTCCTTGTGGCCGACGTCAAGGACGTCAAACGCGGCACCTACATGTCCAGCCGTGGCGACGAAGCCAAGAAGGACTCGTAGGCCATGACATCCATCACCATCAAACTGGATAGGGCGCTGCGGGAGGAGTTGCGGGAGGTCTGCGACCGCGATCCCCAAGATTTTATCAGCGGCGGCCAGGAGTTGTTCCGAGTCCTTAAAGAGGCGTTCCCGGTATATCACGACTTTTCCACCAAACAATCCCTGGCCCGCGACTTTTCCACGGCCACTTTCTACCGGGACTAGCCCATGCGCCACGACCGCACCGGCCGCATCTACCACGATCCCGTTTCCCGCCCGGCCCATGTCGTCGAGTCCGGCGACATACACCGCTGCACGGTCTGCGGGGCCGAGACGAGGGCAGAAGGCCGGTTGCTCAAGACGTGGTTTGAATATCATGGCCTGTGTCCACTCCGGGCAGCGCAAGCTGGTACATCACGCCCCCTGGCCATCGCTCCAATACCATCCCGGAAGCCCGCGCAAGCATCGCTTCCAGGGATTCCCCCTGCGGGGCGTGAAAAGACCGCCAAAAGACCTCACTGGCGCGAATCACGCGCATCGTGACCAGCAGGCACCCAGGCTCACGCTCGACGGTAACGGATAGGCTGTTGTCCATGGTGAGAGCGTAGGGGCTAAAATGGCCCCTTCAAAAGAAAAAATACCGGGGAAAGTTCCATGGAAGGCAAAGAAGATCGGGAAGAGCGCAAAAAGCATTTCAGGCTTTCGGCGCATATTCTCTACGACATTTTCCGCATCCGCAAGATCGTGAACCCCTACGAAGCCGAGGACGCAACGGGGATTCCGGCATCAACCTGGAATAAATACATCTTGGGCGAGACTCCTTGCCCGCCGGAGGCGTTTGCGTTGCTCTACGCATCATTTCCGCCTGCCCGCCCTGCGCTTTATCGCATCATCTGCCCGGCTGGGTTTGCACTCATCAAGAGCGGCGAAGATCGCCCGGCGCTTACCGAGTTGCGGGCTTGCAGCACCATGACGGACATAGCGTCATCCCTTGGGAAGGTGGCTGACAAAATCAAGTCCGCGCTCGACGACGACGGGAGGCTTTCTCGGAAAGAACTCCTGGAAATCATGGAATCCACCGTGGGAGTGCATGAGGTCATCGTGGGGCTCTTGCATGGAGCGGAGAACGCCGTCACAGCGCAGGCGCGGCAATGATCGGCCAGCAAATGCCCGCGTCCTTCGACACGGCTCGTGGACGTGAGCCGACGCTGTGCCGGGCCGGGATCGCCGCAGAAAAAAACGGGCGCAAGCTGGCCACGGGCAGCCGGTTCCTGTGCCCACGCCTCGGACCGATGACGCGCGAAAAGTGTCTTGGGAATTTTCAGGCCGGGCATTCGGCCTGCACCACGGGCTTCGTCTGCGGGATTGGCAGGCTTGAGGCCGAAAAGGAGGGATTGGACGTGGGATACAACACGAAGAAAGGCGACTGCGCGTGCGGCACCAAGGATGTGCAGCTCGACAAGTACGGACGGTGCTACAAATGCCAAGCCGCGATCCGGGACAAGGCCCGCAGGCTTGCCAGGATGACGCCTGCCGCTTCCGAGGACGCTACGCCGCCCGTCGTTCCGAGCGAGGCTGCGCCGTCCATTCAGGCGGTGCAGGGCGGGTGTCCGGCGTTCGACCCCCACGCCAAGATCGACTTTCCAAACGGTGCGGCCGCCCGTGAATTGGTAGAGCATCACGGCCGCCTGCTCGTGGCCGAAAACGTGACCCCGGAACCGGCGGACCTGTCGGACGATCCGGACCTGTCGGACGATCTGGATTTGCCAGACGCGGGCTATGCGCCGGGCGTGACGGCGGTGGTCGAGACGCTGCCGCCCGAGGGGCAGTTGGTGGGCGACGAAGACCAAGAAGATGAAGGGGCGTTTCATCGGTTGATGTCCGCGCTGTCAGACACGTCTGATCTGGCGCCTGCCGAGGCAGGGAGCAAAGTCTTGCGGGCGCTGGAAGAATGGGGGTCGGTGCTCAAGGCTGCAATCCTGCCTGACGACGCCGAGAAAGTTGCGGAGGCAGTAAATAACGTGACCCGCTGTCTTGACGAATGGCAGTCAGCCCTTGGCGCAGCGGCCATGGAATCCGACGAAGACCCCGCGCCCGGCGCCTGCCAGGGCTGGCCGGAAACGGCCGGCACGCTGGTCATCGACGGGATGGAGTTTGAGGCGTTCACCTCCACCCGGGCCAAGGCCAGCCCGACGCCGCTTCTCTCCGTGCAGTCCGGGAAGACCTTCAGCTTCAACACCGGGGCCATTGAAACTTTCGACCTTGCCCGCTTCGCCTATGTCGAGCTTTTCGCCAGCGCCGACCGCAAATCCGTCGCCTTCCGGTTTTCCGAGGATTCCCCGGCCAGCGGGCGCGGCGTCAAGGCCACGGACTCCAAAGACCGGCTCCGCAAGCGCATCGGCGCGCAAGGCTTCATGAGCGCCTTTGGCCTGGACCTTAAGGGCAAGGGGCCGTGGCCGGTCGAGCAGCCGCAACCCGGCGTACTTGTTGCGAGGGTGGGATGATGCTGGATCTGTTCGGCGGACAATACGGCGGCCCGGGCCAGGGCGACGAGCTCATCATTGATTCGTTCGCCGGAGGCGGCGGTGGCGCTGTGCGAGGATGAGGGGGTGGGGCGGTGTTGAGCGGGGGCGTTGTGTCCACCATCCACCACGGCGCAGACCCCGCGACGGCCCGTAGGTCGTCTTGAGCAGAGAAAGCACCGCCATAGTCGCCCACAGGAGCGAGAGGGGCATAGGGGAGAGAGGACGATGACGACAATTCGAGTGGGGCGATATGAACTTGAGCCAACCGCTGTGTCCGTTGATCTATACGAGATCGTAACGGCGGGGAAAAAGTCGAAAAATCCTGGCCAGCAATACCGCGTGCCTGTCGGGTATTTCGCCGGATACGCGTCAGCGGGGCGGCGGTTGCTGGAGCTGTTGCAAAACGAAAGCGACGCGACGGACATGCGGGCGTTGATTGCCGCCACGGAGTCGGCCAAGCGCGAGATCATAGAAGCGCTACAGGGGGCCAGGGATGGAGGATAACGCGATGGCTGAAGTGTTTTTGGCGGTGTATCTGTTGATGACGACAGTTATTTCCATGTTGCAGTTTCCAGACTTACAGGATGGGACGCCACGTCGTCGCCTACGTGCGCGGGTGATACTGGCGATGGCTGGCCCCGTGGGTTGGTGCATATTATTTTGCGTGGGCGTAGCCGAGTTGATGCGGGACTCATAGCATAAAAACAAGGCCCGCGTCGTCCAGGTGCGAGGGATAAAGGAGCCTGCGTGATCGACCTCAATTCGTCTACGTCGCTTGGTGACCGCCTCAATGACCGCCTCGATGCGGCCATGGCTCTGGCCCATGCCGCCGAGACGCCACGCGACTACCTCGGCGCGTCGATCCTCGGGGATACATGTGAGCGCGCCGTACAGTACCGCCACATGCGTGTGCCGCCGGACCAAGGCAAAGGATTTCCTCCGCGCGTGTTGCGCTGTTTTGATCGTGGGCATTGGGCGGAGAGCTATGTCATCGGCCTACTCAAGCGCACCGGGATCGTGCTGCTCGAAAACGATCCTGACACCGGTCAACAATGGGAATTCACCACCCTGGGCGGACGGGTTCGGGGACACGCCGATGGCGTCATCGTCATGTGGCGCGGCGCCGGGCCCGCGCCGATCCCGCTGCCCGCTCTCTGGGAATGCAAGTGCCTCAACAACAAGTCCTGGGGCAAGTCGCGCCGCGACAAGCTGCGCGTCGCGCATCCTCGCTACTACGCGCAGATGCAGCTCTACATGGGCGGTCTGGGCCTTGAACGGGGGCTTTTCACGTCTCTCAATGCCGACACCATGGAGCTCCATCACGAAATGGTGGCCTTCGACCCGGCCGCGCAGCAGGCGCTTTTGGCCCGGGCTGAGAGGCTTCTCCTGGCGACGTCGGCGGGCGAGATGCTGCCGCGGGGGCTGGCCGACGCATCGCGTTTTGAATGTAAATACTGCGACTGGTCGGAGCGGTGCTGGGCATGACCCCAATCGACGAGGATCCCGTGGGCAATCCACAACAAAAGATCATCGATCTGAACAAGTACGCCAGACAGGATGAAAAGCCTGCACGGGCGACGCCGGCGCCCCTCAGCCAGGCCGTGGCGGATTTTCGCGCCGCCATGCTCGCCGGCGGCCTTGCCGCTACAGACGTCATCCCTGATGGACGCCTTCACCGCTGTAACGCGGTCGACGAACCGAATGCGCGCCGAAAAATGTCAGGCTGGTACAAGCTTAACCCGGACGGGAATATCCCGGCTGGCGCGTTCGGCTCCTGGGCGCACGGCACGAAAGAAACGTGGTCCTCGAAGCCGTTCTACGAGATGAGCACCGAGGAGGCCAGGGCCACAAAAGAATTTTTCCGCAAGGCCAAAGCGGAAGCCGAGGCCGACAGGCAAGCCGAGGCGGAGGCCGCGGCCGCACGGGCAAAACAAATTTTCGATGCGGCGTCGGAGGCCACGGAACACCCCTACCTCGCGAGGAAAGGGGTCGCGGCGTTCGGTGTCCGCGTCGATAAACGAGGAGAGTTGCTTATTCCCATGTACGATCGCTGCGGCGACGTGCGGGGACTGCAGCGAATTTTGGCCGACGGACAGAAACGGTTCCTGCAAGGACAAGCGAATTCGGGTCTTTTCCACGCCATCACGTCGTCGTCGCCTGATGCGTCCAGGACGGTGTACGTGTGCGAGGGGTATGCGACCGGCGCAAGTCTACATATGGCGACCGGAGAAACCGTCCTGATCGCGTTCAATTCAAACGGTCTGGGCCCGGTCGGCGAGGCCGCACAGGAGGTGTTCCCGGGATCAAAAATCGTCTTTGCCGCAGACAACGACCGATGGACGCAAGTCAACGGCAGCCCCAAGAACGTCGGCATCGAAGCCGCACGCAAAGCGGCTGCTCCACTCGGCGCCACGGTCATCTGGCCCGAGTTCCGCGACCTCTCCACGCATCCTTCAGATTTCAACGACCTCTACGCCCTGGAAGGGCCGGACAGCGTCCGGGCCCAGGCCAAGGGGTATGTCACAAACGTCCGTGATTGGAGCATCGGAAGACTGGAAGGGTGCGAGGTGCCGGAACGGCATTGGCTGGTGGATCAGATGATTCCGCAGGACTCCGCGCTGCTGCTTGCCGCCCCGGGCGGCACAGGCAAGGGGATGACGTTGCTTGATCTGGCCATCAAGGTTGCATCCGGGCCAACACAGGGTATCGACCTGAATGCCTCAGCGGGGTTCTTTGGACACGACATCCTGGCGTACGGCCCGGTGGTCTATCTGGCCGCAGAGGACGACCAAGGCGAGGTGCATCGCCGTATCAACACCATCGCAGGGCGATACCCGGAGAACCTCTACGTGTTGTGTCTGCCGGATATGGAAGGTCTTCAGGCCATGGTCGTCGAGGGCCGCGACGGCCCCAGGCTCACAGACTGGTGGCACGAGCTCGTGGCGCAGATGCGCATCATCCGCCCAGCGCTGTTCATCATGGATCCGCTGGCCTGTTTCGTCTGGGCGGAGCTCAACGACCGGCAGGTTGGCGCGTTCGTCATGGGCACGCTTTCGCACCTCGCCCGGCAGCTGCACGCCTCGGTCATCGTCGCGCACCACATGAACAAGCTCAATGAGCCCCTGAAAGACCTGGACGCGGCCAAGGCCAAAATATCCGGCTCGGCCGGATTCGTCGATCACGGCCGAGGGAGCATCGTTCTGTGGCCCGAGGAGGAATCACGCGCCCGAAAACTGTGTAAGCAACTCGGCGTCGAATACGCCCGAGGCAAGATCATTCGTGGCGGTCTGGCTAAGAACAACTTCCTCGGGGACAACGAGGAAAAGACCTTCATCCGAGACGAAAATGGGCTCCTCATCCCGATGGATCACGGCGCCCGCATCATCGCCGCCAGAAAACAGGGAGAGCTGCTTGACCTCCTCGAAAAGGTCATCGCGCATGCCGCCGTCCAGGGACATCCGTTCCAGCACAAAGGTCGCCAGGGCCTCTACGAGAAGCGTGAACGGCTCCCGGAGACCCTTCGTGAGATGGGGCGCGACAGTCTGGAGCGTCTCGGCCGCATCCTGCTCGACGAAAAACGCATCGACAAATACCGCCCTGGAAAGGGTGGCTCGATCGAACAATGGCTCGACATCCCCGGTGGTCCGTTCGCCCTCGGAACCGGGATTCTCGAACCGGGTGAGTATGAAAACGTATCTGAATAGTGCTACAAAATCCGTCCCGGGTGTTACTCGAAGTTTTTCAGGGACGCCCGGGACGGGTAGTATAAATTGAGGATTCATGCGGTCTAGCGGTCCCGGGCAGGGTGCCCCCCTATAATAGCGCTTTAGCGCATATATGGGGGGCGGGGCGGCCGGGGCGGAGGGGGTCGGGGGGAGAGTGTGCGTAGCACGATAAGGGGGTGACACGATGGCTGAAGAAAATCGCAGGTGGAACGTGATGGCGAAAACAACGGAAAACGGCTGGGTCAATTTCCGAGCGCAAAGGACAGACGTGCATAAGCGTCGCCCAGGGCAGACAGCAGCCGTAAATCTGGCGTGGAATGGGGTTAGGTTCGCCAAAGGGACTGAGTTGTCCAGATTTGGAGAACTCGAAAAAAGTGACCGCGTCGAGATTATGCGCCAGATGCGAATAATCCTGGAGCTCGGGCTTCCGCCGTTGCCAGATGGCCGTTGGCCAGAGTGTGAGCTGGCATGATTACCCTCACCTTGCCCTGGCCACCCAGCACGAACCGGACCTGGAGACGCTCGGGACGGCACATGCACTTGGCGACGTCGGCCAAGCTCTACAGGCTGGCGGTCAAGTCAATCGTCGCGGCGGCGAAGCTCCCAAAACTCCCCTTAATCGGGCAGTTGACGGTGACCGTGACGCTGTGTCCGCCGGACAATCGACGCCGGGACGAAGACAACTTCGCTGGTAAAGCCCTGTTCGACGCGATCACTCACGCCGGTGTCTGGGGAGACGATTCCCAGGTCCGGAGGAAAACCGTCGAGTGGGGAGACGTGGTCAAGGGCGGATGCGTCAAAGTCGAAATTAACCCCCTACGCAGTTAAACTGGAGGGACGTATGCCAGGAGGACGCCCGATTAGCCGGGACTACACCAAGGTGGAAGGAGACCTGATCTGTGAGCGGATCATGGAGGGCATGCCGCTGGACAGGATCTGCGCGATGCCGGACATGCCGTGCCGCCCGACGGTCATCAAGTGGCTGACCAAGTACCCGGCGTTCGCTGCGGATTACGCTCGTGCGCGGGGTTTCCAGGCGGATCATCTCGCCGACGAGATCGTGCATATCGCGGACACGGAGCCGGACCCGCAGATCGCCCGGAATCGCATTGACGCTAGAAAGTGGGTGGCCGCAAAGCTCCGGCCGTCGCGCTACGGCGACCGGGTCGAGGTCGAGCACAGCGGGTCCGTGGGGCAAGCTGCCGCGCCTGTCATCAACGTCCTGATCCAAGCAGAAAAGGGCAATGATGTGCTGACAGTGCGCACGACGCCAGGAATCTGTGACACGCTTAGGGACAAACAGGCTCTCCCGGCGGCTAATAATCTGCAAAGTGAGCCAGAAAAGTCGTAAGTTGTCGGAATAGCAAGGAAAACAGAGATGGGCAAAGTTTACCTAATGGTCATTATGGGACAAACTTTGGTGCATGGTGGCACGGGCGAAATGCGATGCAGCGTCAAGCAGCATGACAATGCAGTGTTGGTGTTGCAGTGGCCGAGACAAGGGGATATGCAGTGAAACCGTTAGGTGCTCGTGGTCTGTATATGCTGCGCATTGCAGTGTGGTGCATTGCCACAACGTGGGCGACATCGTGCATCCTCAATGCCAGTTTTTGAGGGGCTGAAGGCGGGGGTAGTGGGTGATCCGCCCCAGTTGGCCTGGGTCACCCAGGGTGATGGATGGTGCCACATGCGGCGCGGCGATGCAATCCCGAGCTGATGAAGGGGCGGCCGACCCCTACCCCCTCCCCCTGTCGTCCGGGGCGGGCGGGGAGCCGATAACCCCCACCCATACCCCCCAGAGCGTGCGTCAGATGTTTTGTGGTACCCACCCCGGGAAATTTTTTGAAACTTACAAAGGTTCATCATGTCACAGCCAGCCGATATAACGTTCAAATTGCATGCCCGCCAGGGTGAGGCTTTGACTACACCCGCGACGGAGGTTTTGTTTGGAGGCGCGGCCGGGGGCGGCAAGTCGCATCTGCTTCGTGTTGCGCCGATTCTTTGGTGCGTTGAAGTCCCGGGGCTGCAAGTGTCCCTGTTCCGCCGCTTATCGGTTGATATGGTATCGAACCATATGGATGGGCCGACGGGTTTTCCTGTGATGCTGTCCGAGTATACGAAAAGTGACTTTGCAAAAATAAACTGGAGCGACCTGACGATAACGTTTAAGAACGGCCCAAGCGGTGGGTATGAGGGAGGGTCTGCTATAAAGATGTGCCACTGCAAGGACGAAAAGGACAAATATAAGTATCAAGGTCAAGAGATACATGTTCTTCTTGTTGATGAGTTGACCCATTTTACAGAGAGTATCTATCGATTTATCCGTGGCCGCGTTCGGCTTGGGGGGTTGGCCATCCCCGAACATCGGCGCGGGTTTTTCCCTCGGGTTCTTTGCGGCGCGAACCCTGGGAACGTGGGGCATGGGTTCGTGAAGAACATGTTCATCGACGGCGTGCGGCCACGGGAAATCAGGAAGATGCCTCCGGAGGAGGGTGGATTCTCGCGGCAATTCATCCCGTCGAGATTGGAGGACAACCCGACGCTGATGGAGAACGATCCCGAGTACGAACAGCGGCTGGAGGGCTTGGGCAATCCGGCGCTGGTGAGGGCGATGCGGCATGGCGATTGGGACGTGTTTACTGGGCAGGCGTTTAATTTCAACCAGTCCCACCATGTGGTGAAGCCGATGCCGATCCCGGAGGGCGCGCCGCTGTATATGACGTTCGATTGGGGGTACGGAGCGCCGTTTTCTGTGGGCTGGTGGTGGGTTGACGCGGACGGCAGGCTTTACCGTTTTGCGGAGTGGTACGGGTGGAGCGGCACGCCAAACGAGGGGCTACGGAAGACGGACCCGGAGATAGCGCAGGGGATTAGGGAGCGTGAGCGGGAGATGGGGATTTCGGGGAAGAACATTCTGCGGCTGGCCGGGCAGGACTGTTTCTCGAAGAAGCCGAATTACCAGGGCGGCGGCCAGGGCCCGAGCACGTCTGAGGAGTTTGCGAAACATGGTGTGTTTTTGACGCACGGCGACCCGAACAGGAAGCTTAAGATTCGGCAGTTTCGGGAGCGGCTGCGGGTTCCTACGGACGGATCGCGGCCGATGTTGGTGGTGTACGAGACGTGCGTGCAGTTCATCCGGACGATTCCGGCGATTGTGATGGATGAGCATTTTATCGAGGACGTGGACCAGAAGGGGGAGGACCACATTTACGATGAGGCGTGCCATGTCTGTATGGCGAGGCCCATGGGCGAGGCGTCGCCGCAGCCTTCGCAGACGACGCTGGCGTCGAGGATTATTGATTTGTGCGAGAGCGAAAGAACGAGCGAGTTGGATGATGTTTTGGGTGTTTATGGCGTGGACGGCGGCGCATCGAACAGGCTCTTGGGGTTATCCCGTGAGCAAGAGATGGAGGAAGATCCATGGGCGTGGTGAGCGAGGACATGCTGCTGGGAAAGGATCAGATTTTGGCGTATGTGCAGCGGGCTGACTGGCGTGCAGTGCTAAAACTTGTGAAGGAGAAGGGATTTCCGGCGAAGAAGTTTTGCGGCCGCTGGGAGTCGAGCAGGTCGCTTGTGGACGCCTGGCACAAGGGCCAGCTATCGTGACGCACATTTTTGCTATGTTTTGCATCGTTTTTACATCTGCCATTTGCGAGAAATCTCTGTATCATTTTCGCATACAGTAGACGCGGCCTGATGGACCCGCCATATCGGCGCGGATTTGTGCAGGCCGCCCCCCTGTGAGAGTAGGGGTGGCAGATGTTCCAGTTCAGCAAGCGGTCAAGCGACAACCTGGCGCAGTGTGACCCGCGTCTCCAAAAGGTGGCTCACGAGGCCGCCAACTACTTCAATTTCACCATCATCTGCGGGCATCGTGGCCAAGAAGAGCAGGACAGGGCGTGGCGTGAGGGCCGGTCGAAGCTGCGGTTTCCCCGGTCCAAGCACAACCAGGCTCCGTCTCTGGCGATGGACTGCGTGCCGTACCCGCTCGACTGGAACGATACGAAGGCGTTCCAGGAAATGGCGCGGGTCATGAAGCAGGCGGCCAAGACAGTGGGCGTGGACCTTGTTTGGGGCGGCGACTGGAAGGGGTTTGTGGACATGCCGCATTTCGAGGTGAAGCCATGACGCGCGCTGACCTCGCCAAACTCTCGGAGAAGGAGCTCGTGGCCCGTGTCGTATGGGGTGAATGCCGAGGCGCTGACCGCATGGAGGCCCGGGCCATCGCGCACGTGATCTGCAACCGTGCCGCCCGGCCTGGCTGGTGGGGCCGCGACATCAAGGGCGTGTGCCTCAAGGCCAAGCAGTTCTCTTGCCTGAACGAGGGCGACCCGAACCTTCCCAAGATCCTTGCCGGGGATTTCTCGGACGGCTCATGGGCCACCTGCATGGAAGAGGCGGCCGGGGCCATCGAGGGGATCACGCTCGATCCGGCCGGCGGGGCCACGGGCTATCACGCCACCAGCATGAAGACCTTCCCGAACTGGACCATCGGCCGCAAGCCCCTGGCGAAGATCGGGAAGCACCTGTTCTACGAGGTGCGGTGATGGGTCTGCGCGACCACCTCCAACACCACCTGAACGGCCTACACCTTGCCTGCCGCCTGAACTGCTGGGGCCTGCCCTGGTGCGTGGCGTGGCGGGTGGGCGGCTTTATCGGCGGGCTTGTGCGCCCCCTTATTTACCGGAGGAAGAAGTGACCATCGACTTCCTGAAAACCGCCAAATCCACAACGGTCTGGTCCGCCCTGGCCATGTTCATCTTCGCGCTGACCGGCATGGAAATCTCCGTCGTCATCAACGGCAAGGTGTTCCCCCTGGATCGGCTGCCCGAGGCCCTGGCCTTCGTCGGCATCCTCATGGGCCGCGCAACCGCCAAGGGGCCGCTGGTCGGTAACGGGGGCGAGAATGCCTGACGCGACCCTGGCCTTGCCGTCTTGGTGGGGGACCATCCCTGACGCTCACCGTGAAGCCCAGATGAATGGGTGCGGACCCGCCTCGTGGAAGCTCAAGTTCAACACGATTTGGGGGCTGGACGTTTCGCCCGCATGCAACGTCCACGACGTGGAATACGCCTTCGGTAACAACCGTTCTTCGGCCGACGCCCGGTTTTTCGCCAACATGTGCCTTTTGATCGCGCAGGGTTCGCGGTGGCTGTTCCCGCTGCGGATGCTTCGTGCGTTCGCCATGTTCACGGCTGTCCGCGAGGGCGGGGCCAAACACTACTCGGGGGAGAACCCATGATCCGCAACTCCATCAATTGGCTTCTGTCCGGCCTTGCCGCGGTGTGCCTTGTCGTCCTGCTGGGCCTGTGTACGGGATGCGTGACGACCGGGACCACCACGACCATCAATGCCGATGGGACGACCACGACCACCTCCAATTCAGTGTCCTCGATGCTCTCTCAGCTCCCCGGCGTCCTCACGGCTTTGGGCGACGTCATCGCTACCTCGCCCCTGGACGCTGATACACAGACGCAAATCAAATCGTACCTGACGGCTGCATCCACAGCCCTGGCTGCGCTTGAGACGGACGGCGACGCGGACATGCTGACGCAACTTTTGAGCGCCGTAACCGCCGTGTCCGATATCGTGGGCGCATCGAGCGCCGACGCCGCGACACAGACACAGGTGGGCAACTACATCGCATGGGCCAAGTTTGCGATCAACATCATCAAGCTTTTTGGCGCGTTCGCGTAAGGGCCGCCTCGATGCCCCCCGACATTGAACTTCACGAGGTCCGGCGCTTGGAGGGCAAGATGGAGGCCATGGAGGCGCGGATTTTGGCCGCCATCAAGGAGCTGCGTGACGACACGGCGGCGGCCATGGTCCGTGTCGAATCCAAGCAGTCGGCCAGGGACAAGATGTGCGCGTCCGCCGAGGCCGCAAACCTCGCCCGGGACCGGGAGATCAAGGAACTCAAAGACTCCAGGAAAGAGGCGGCCGTCTATGACACTCGGCTGGCCCGGCTGGAGGTCATTGTGGGCTTCCTGGTGAAATTCGGGTGGGTCATCGCGGCGGCCACCATCACCATGATCGGCAACACCGTCTGGTCATCGATCACCGCCCACATGGCCGTGAAGGCGGCCGGGGGCTGACACGGCTTGAAACGGTTTATGAGCAAGGACGGGGGAAATGATGTTCACCATTCAGGAACTTTTCGGCGCAATGGGCTTTAGCGTGGCCGTGTCCGCCGCTTCGTTTTTCGCAGGCTGGAAATGTGGCCGTGACAGCAAAAATGAGCCGATGTTCCAGTACCCGATAGCCCCCGTCGTCGAGAGAAAAGACGATCCGATGATGGGGCCTGACGAGGCGGACCCTTGGGAAGAAGCCATGGGGGGAAGTCGTGGTTAGAAAGCTGGTTTGCGAAATCTGCCTGACCGATATCGGCAGATTCGACGATGCCGCGATATCCCAGCCGATGCGGCCGGGCATGTTTCTTCCCCTGGCAGAAGGATACGCACAGCCGTTCCCGACCGAGGTGGAATGGGAATATTTTCTCTGCCCGGTTTGCGGCAAGCGCGCCATGGGTTGGGACGCGGAGATGGAAGGCCTGACCCGTGAGGATAGGCTTTTGACCGACACGGGGTTTTTCGTGGTTCCGAAGGTCCCCGTCGTGGCGGATGGCGTAGCGGATGCGCCCGTAGTCACTGCTGTCGCTGCGGCTGTGCAAGCGCCAGCCCCGCGCAGGAAATATAAGCCCCGGGAGAAGAAGTCTGGCGACCGGGGAAAGAAGCGGGGCGGAGGTAAATAGTGGCTGACGCCAAACAGGATTTCGAGCTTCTGCCGCCGCCGGACAAAGCCGACGCTGTCGGCAAGAAGGTCTTCGCCATCCTGGATGAGATCATCAAGGACAAGGCGAACCTCGGTCTGCACGACAAATGGCTGCGCCACTACCGCTTGAGCCGCAACCAGCCGTGGACAAGCAAGGCCCCGGCTGGTGTGCCGCTCGCGAGCGCCAATTTGCTGCACACGCACCGCCAGCGCACGGTGAACACGCTGACGGACAACAGTCCGAACTTCAACGTGAAGCGGATCGGGACGGAAGCAGATGACGAGGTCTACCGGACCATCGAGCGTGCGTCGGAGTATTGGTGGCAGGAGCAGGAGCAGCAGGCGGTCTTTGAAAAATCGGTTCTCAATGGCGAGACGTACGGCGTCTGCATTGAGAAAGTCGTGTTCGACCCCGACTTGGAATTTGGCCTGGGCGAGGTGCGCACGGAAGTCGTGGACCCTTTCTATTTTGGCGTCTACCCGGTGCGGTGCAATGACCTCCAACGGGCTGAGGCTGTAGCGCATTTCGAACCGATGAGCTTGCGCGAGGCCCGGCGTCGCTGGCCTGAGCATGCAGCCAGGATACGGGCAGACTACGATATTTTGGGCGAGCTCGGCGACGACCGCCGCGACAACATCAACCCCGCGCCGTCCGGGGCCAAAGGTTTTTTGAGCTCGCTTTTGGGGGATGGGTTTGGTGGGGCCTACAATGTCAAGAAAGACGAGGTGATGGTCTGCGAACTGTGGGTCAAGGACTACACCATGGAGCGGGTCACCGAGTCGGTGGAGACGATGACGACCGATGACTCCGGTAGACCCGTGCAGTCTTTTGTCCAGGTGGAGACAGAGCGGCCCAAGTATCCTGGCTATATCCGCTGCGTGACGGTCTGCGGCGGGGGGAAGGTGGTCCTGTCCGACCGGGGGAACCCGTCGACCAACCCGGCCCTGACGATGGAAGAGGCCGCGAAGACGTACCTCTACGACAAATTTCCGTTCGTGATGGTGAACTCCATCACGGACACCTCGACGCCGTGGGGCATGAGCGATTTTGAACAACTGGAGGTCCTGCAGCGCGAGGTGAACAAGGCTCTGTCGCAGCTTATCTACCACAAGGATAAGGCGGCGCGCCCGAAGATCGTCAACCCGAAGAACTCGGGGATCCCAAACAGCCACTTTAACAACCGGCTGGGGATACTGAATCCGAACTCGGCGGAGGCCGCGCAGTTCATCAGGTACATAGATTTCCCGAACAACACCCAGGACATCCAGGGCGTTTTCGAGTTGGTGAAGGGTCTGTTCTTCACTGTGTCCGGGGCGTTCGACATGGACGACGCCCGGCAGGCCGACGGCGACTCCCGACTTTCGTATCGGTCTCTCTCCACGATCCTGGAGCGCGCCGCGACGATGATGCGCGGGAAAATCAGGAATTACTACCGTCTTATCCGAGAGCGCGGGCGCATGTTCGTTTCGCACATGCAGAACTGGTACGCGGAGGAGCGGTGGATCTCGTTCCAGGAAAACGGCCAGGAGTATTCCGCGCCGGTCACGGGTCAGATGCTGCGCATCCCGGCCAGGTTGACCGTGGTGAACGGTTCGACCCTGCCTGTGTCCAAGGTGGCGCAGCGCGAAGAGGCCATCGCCCTGTACGAGAAGGGGGCGGTGGATCGTAGGGAGCTCCTGGAGCGGCTGGAATGGCCAAACCGGGTACAGATCAACGAGCGCATGGACTTGGGGCCGAACGGGGTGCTGCTCGACCGGGCGAAGAAGGCCGGGTTCCCGGAGTCCGGGATAACGTGGCTCCAGGAGGTCAGCGGCCTGGATGACAAGTCCTTCGCGATCAAATTGCACAACAAGGAGATTCCCCCCGTCCCGGTCCAGGGAAGCGAGGAAGATCCGGCGGTGCAGATGGCCGCCGCACAGCGGAAAAAGACCGAGATGGAGGTCCACAAGATGGCCTCCGAGGTTTCCTTGATCGACGTGCAGGCACGCAAGATCCAGGCCGAGACTGCCCGGGCCATGGCGGACCTTGAGGACGCGCCCCGTGAGGCTATGCGCAAGGACGCTGAGGTCATGCGCAAAGAGAAGGAGTTGGAGACTAAGCGCGTGACGACGCTGGCGCAGGTGAAGCAGGCCCAGGCCGGGATCGAAAACGCCCGGGGGCAGAACGCTCCTGACGTCAAGAAAGAGGAGAGGCCTGATGGTGCTGCATGATTTTGAGTGCCACGGCTGCGGCCATGTTTTTGAAGAGTTCGTCCGGCCAGAAGTGGGCGCTGCATTATGCCCAAAGTGCGGCGGCAAAGCCAGGAAGATCTTCGTCGGCAACATGAACAGCCGATCCGACGCCCCCTGGGTCGCCGACTGCAAGATAGGGTTTGACCCTGCGGACTCCCGCCCGGCGGTGAGGGCCTACCTCGCCAACCCCGGGGATAAGTCTCTCCTGCGCCGCGCCATGAAGGTCGCCGGCATCCGGCACATGGACGCAGGCGAGGAGAAATATAGGCCGCCAACGGCGGGGCTGACTGGAGCGCAGAAGCGCGAACTGGTCGAGCGGATGCGCACCCGCCGTGGCGAAATTTAACACCAAGGACGGAACACCATGCCCGAGATGATCCCGACGCTAAACACCCCTGTGGCTTCCACGGAAGCCGCTGCGGTCCCGGCGGACTCGTCCCCCGCCGACGCCACCCAGGCCCAAAGCCCTGGCGCTGATACCGCCACCTCGTCCGGCGAGACGCAAAACACGCAGGCTGCGGACACCGGGACTTCCCCTGCCAAGGAGCAGGACACGACTTCCGCGCCCGGAGAAGCCGGGGCCGAAGCTGACGCCGGAAAACTGGACAGGTTCGACAAACACCCCCGGTTCCAGGAGCTGGTGAAATCGAACCGCGAGATGAGGGCGCGGCTTGCGGAGATCGAAAAGCGGGCCACCGAGGCCCCCCAGCCCAAGGATGAGCCGAAAGGCCCTTCCATCCAGGACAAGATCAAGGAGATCACCGGGAAGATGGAGACGGGGGAACTGTCGCTGGATGAAGCGAACATGCAGATGTTCGAGGCCATGCAGCAGGCGACGCTTTCGGCGGCGGAAGCCAGGATCACGGAGAGGACCCGTGAATTTCAGACACAGGAACGTGCGGAGCAGATGAAACAGGATTTCCTGACCCAGCACCCGGACTTCGAGGATATGCGCGAAGGCCCGGAGGTTCAGGCGATCCTGGAGAAAAACCCCATGATGGACCCGATCTCGGCGTATTTTGCGGTCAAGGCCGCAAACGCTGAGAAAGAGACGGCTGTAAAGATCAAGGCCGCCGAAGACAGGGTTCGCCGGGAGATCGCCGCAAAGCCGCACGCGAAAACCCTCACTGCAACCCGGGGCGCTGCGGCCCCCGATCCGGCGGGGATACCCCTTGAACTCAAAGAGCCGGGCAAGTTCGGAGGCGTGACCGCCGTGCTGGCCCGGAGGCTTGAGGCGAGACGGGCTTCCACCTCGTAAGGAGACAGGAATATGTCTTACACCCTGGCTGAAATCGAAGAAGTCACCAATGACATCTTCATGCTCGACAACGGCAAGGCCACCGACATCTACTACAACTCCAGCTTCCTGCTTGACCGGATGCTGAAGAAGAAGTCCGGCCTCTACAAGAAAATCAACGGCGGCGGACGAGTCCGCGTCCCGCTGGAATACGACATCGCCGAAGGCGGGTCGTTCACCCGTACCGACGCCTTGAGCAACGACGACAAGGAAATGGTGGACGCCGCCTACTTCCTGCTCAAGAACTACTACGGTAACGCGACCATCAACTGGGTCTCTGAGCGCGAGAACACCGGCTCGACCGCCATGGTTGGTCTGGTCGCCCAGAAGGTCTCCAGCGCCCAGAAGCGCATCTCGAAGGACCTAGGGCAGGACATTTACTCGTCCGCCGGTGACAGCGAGGCCATCCTGACCGGCCTGCTGTCCATGTGCAACGCCACCACGACCCGCGAGTACGGCAGCCTGACCGAGGCCGGGCTGGTCGCCACCGACGGCACCAAGCCCTGGAAGGGCAACGTGACCACGGCCAGCACCGCCATGTCGCTCAAGGCCATCCAGGAGCTCCGCACCTCGGCCAAGATCAACGACGGCGCCCAGGGCAAGCCGAACATCGGCGTGACCACCGAGGCGCTGTACAACAGCGTGGCGCGCATCCTCCAGGCCCAGCAGCGTTTCACCCAGGAGTCCGACTCCGTGAAGGCCGGGTTCACCAACCTCGTCGTCGAGGGGCTGGTCCTGGCCGTGGACGACTACATGCCCTCCGGCCACATGTTCGTGCTCAACGACAACTTCGTCGGCTTCGCCGAAGACGTGGCTTTCGAGCGGACCCCGTGGGCGGAGTCCACCGCGCCCCTGGGCCGCAGCATGAAGATCCTGTGGCGCGGGAACATCATCTGCTCGAACCGCAAGGCCCACGCCGTCGCGACCGCGTTCACCGTCCCGTCCTAACCTTGACCGGCCCTGACCCTTGGGGGGTTGGGGCCGCCGCATAGGAGATAAAACTATGCCCGCGAAGCCTTTGAAACAGACCTACCTCCAGGGCGTCATGTCCACGTCCGCCACCAAGAAGGACGACCTCGGCACCCTGCGCATCGAGGCCGACGGCCGCGCCTACCGCTACTGCAAGGCCGGTTCCTCCGACTTGGCCGCCGGGAAGATGGGCGTTTGCGCCGTCGCCGTGGCCAACCACATCAACAAGGCCCCCGTGGCCGACGTGGCCGCGGGCGCCAAGTCCCTGTCCATCACCGTGGGCGCGACCGCCGTGACCGCCGGACAGTACGAGGGTGGCTGGCTCCAGGTGAACGACGGCGTCGGCGAAGGGACCATGATCCCGATCAAGGCTCATACGGCTTGCGCCAGTGCCGGGACAACCGTGATCACCCTGGCGGACCCGCTTCCGCTGGCCCTGACCAACGCCGGTTCCGAGGTCTCGCTGATCCCGAACCCCTGGAACGGCATCACCGAGACCGATGTCGAAGAGAACGTCCCGGCTGGCGTGGCCCCCGTGGCCGTGACCGCCAGCTACTACTACTGGGCGCAGGTTGCCGGTCCCGCCTGCGTGCTGGTCTCCGGCACCCCGGCTGTCGGCTCGCTCCTGACCCTGGCCGCCACCGCTGGCGCCGTGGGCGCGCTCTCCACCACCATCGCCACCACGGTCACCCAGCCGATCATCGGCACCATGCTGGCCACCGCTGGCGTCACCACCGAGTACAAGCCGGTGCTGCTGAACATCTAGCCTGACGAAGAAGCCAAAGGGGGCGGGACCGCTCGCCCCCTTTTAAGGACAGGACATGTCAGACGAAATGCCGCTTTTCCAGGTTGACGGGTACAAAAGCCCGCTCACCGACAACGTGACAACGCTTGTCCAGGAGGTGCTGGACACGGTGAACGACCCCTCCGTCACCCGGGGGCGGGTGCGGACGGCGTTCACGCGGATCCTGTTTGGCCTGTCCGCTCTTTACGATCTCCCCGACCTGGAGACCACGGCGGTTTTGACTTTCCCCACGGCCGTCGATGCCGTCCCGCTGCCCGCCGATTTCCAGAAAAAACTTTTCCGGGCGTCCACGTCGAGCATCCCCTTCGTGCGCGTCTGCCCCAGCATGGATGTCCTGCTCCGGGAGTTTCATGCCGGCGCGCTCCTGTCCGTGGCCGTCGTTGGCGGGCGGCTGATGATGCGCCCGTCACCGTCGAGCGAGACCGTTTTGACCATCCACTATTTCCGGCTGCCGGACCCCCTCGAAGGGAACCAGTCGAAGCCGTTCTGCCTGCCGCCGCACCTGGCTGCCCCGCTCCTGGTGAACGGGGCCTGCCGCGATTTGTTTTCGACCATCGAGCAGGATCTCGGCGTGGAGAAGGTCCAGACCGCGTACTACGCGGGGCGGTTTAACGAGGCGGCCATGGAGCTGGCTGTGTTCGCCCCGGCTTATGATTCCATGATGATCGAAATAACCGACATGGTGGGCTGGTAATGGCCGAGCAAAGGACGTTCCCTTTTCGGTTCTGCAAGGGACTGAACACCGTCCAGATGCCCAGGTGGCTGGCGTATAACCCAGGTACTGGGGAGTACGAGGCGGCCGAACTGGTGAACGTCGTGGTGGACGACACGGGCGGCATCCTGCGCCGGGACGGGTACTCTTTGGCCCTGGGTGGCTCCTGGCACAGTTTGTGGGCCGACGGTGATGATGTCCTGGCGGTGGCGGGCGCTGATCTCGTCCGCGTGCGCACGGACAATTCCACGGAGACCTTGGTCACGGGGCTGACCGCTGGGGCCAGGGTGAGCTTCACCCGCGTTGGTGGGTGGGTGTTCTGGGCCAACGGGTTTGAGCACGGAGTCCTGGAGAACGGGGCGCCCGGTGCCTGGGGTGGCCGGACGTGGCCCTACGCGGACGATGTCCGGGAGATGATCAGCCCCCCGGTCGGGCATCTCGTCGAGTATTTTTCCGGCCGGGTGTTCATCGCGGTGGACGATTTCGTCTGCGGCACGGAGCCCGGCGGGTTCTACCACTTTGTGGACAACGTCTCCGGTTGGTTAATCCCTTTCGGCGGGCGCGTGGGCATGCTGCGCGCCGTCGAGGGCGGGCTTTATGTGGGGACGGACAGGGGCATCTGGTTTCTCAAGGCGCTCGATGCCGGGAACTTCAGTTATCAGGAAGTGTCCGGGTCGCCGGTTTGCCCAGGGACGGACGTTCCGGTTGACCCGACGCTGACGCCCAGGGTGGGGGGCATGTCCGTCTCCGGGCGGGGCGTGCTCTGGACGGGGCGTGATGGGATCTTTTTTGGTGGGGCTGGCGGCCAGATCGCCAATGTAACCAACGGGCGCGTGACGTTCCCGGCCGGAGGCCGGGGAACCGCGTGCATTTACAACGGCCGGTATGTGGCCGTGATGGAGGAATAACCCATGGCTTTGCGACTTTCCACCGGGCTGCGTGACGGTCTGCTCGGGACCGACGATTTCAAGGGGCTTTTCACCGACGGCGTGATCAGGATCTATTCGGGGACCCAGCCGACCTCGGCCGACGATGCCGAGTCCGGCACGCTGCTTTGCACTATCACCGTGGGCTCCGGGGCCTTCACCGCCGGGGCGGCCACCAACGGCCTGGAGTTCGGCACGCCGGGCTCGGGGACCATCGCCAAGTCCACCAGCGAGACGTGGTCTGGCGTGGCCGTGGCCACCGGCACCGCTGGCTGGTTCCGGTTCTACGCCAACGCCATGACCACGGGGTCGAGCACCACGGCCGTCCGGTTCGACGGGTCCGTGTCTACCTCCGGCGCGCAGTTGAACATGTCCAGCACGGCCATCACGTCGGGCGCGACCACGACCATCGACAGCTTCTCCGTGACGATTCCGGCGTCCTAACCCCCCATGGCGTGGGGAGGGGGTTCCGCACAGGGCTTCCTCCCCCGCACATCAGGAGCGGCATGTTTGGCTTTGACGAGGACACCTCCCCCGCGTTTGAATTTCCTCCTGTGGTCAAGATAGTCGGTGACCAGGGGAGGGGGGAGCTTCTGCGTGGGCGTGCCCTTCGGCTTTTACGCAATTCGCAAAGCCAAAACATCCAGAATCTGCCGGTCTGGCAGACGACGTATTACCAAGACCCTTTAACTGGCAGGATGGTGGCCCCCGGCGTTGGCGCGGACGTGTTTATCTGCACAACCATACATGGGCACGGGCAGGTCGTGATAGGGTGCGTGGGGCTGGCCTCCTCCCCGTCAAGGATGGAGCTCACGGAATCGCGGGAGGACATGTACTCCTTTGACTCCGACTCCAAAAAAGAATTTCTTGTGTTCTACAAGCAAGACAACATGACGCTGCTGGCGGTGTTCACGATAACAGAAAGCAGCGCGATAAAGAGTCTCACACGGCTTGGGCCTGCGGATACCGCTGAAGTTGTTAGAAAAGATAACAAGAAGGTCAGCCGGTTTATTGGCATAGACGGGCCTGTTGTTGTGCATCAAAAAGAGCTTTCGCCAAGTGATGGGAAACGGGTTCTGTGTGGATTCCCGTTCATAGAAAACGCTGGTGTTTTCTCTTACACGGGTTTCGAGTTCAAGTACACCGACCACCTCATAATGCCGTACAAGCTGTTTGACGGCCCAAACCTGTACCGGGGTTGGATACTGTACGGGGTGTACATAAACAAAACGAGCGAGTTTGAGTATATCTGCGAAGGGCCGCACGCAAATTGCGGCGCGGGGTTTGCCTACAAAGGCAATGACACTGCGCTGTTCTTCAACATGAGTTCCGTTGCTGTTGAGCCCGGGGGCTGGACTAACAATCTGGTTGTCTACTGGGACATGCGGGAGGTGCGCCTGTCTGACCTGTTTGTCGTCAGGGAGACGAACCAGGGGGCTATGCACAGGGTCTACGCGATAGGTAGCTCCGGGGACATGACTGGATACGATTACTTCCTTCAGCTAGGGGACTTAACGAGTCGTTTTGAGGAGGGGGTTTATCTTAAAAAAGCCCACGACGGGCTTGCGGTCCAGATAGAGAACACCACGGTTAGGTATGCTATTTTTAGTTATTCGGCGAATGAGCGTTTGTACGAGAATAACGGGATGTACGTCACTGGGGCGGTTGTCCCAATAGTTGAGCCTACTGTTGGTGGCTGGCACATACCATCGTACTGCGTCGGCATAGACGGCAGACTTTTAAGGGACTTAAGTTCCGAAGAGATCGGGGCTAAACCATACGCCGGTGGGAAGAATCCTAAACTAGGGGCCTTTTACACACAAAATGCCTTCTCTGGTGTGGTGAGCTACGACAAAGTGGATGGTTGGTACAACTACTCTACTGACAACAACTCCACTATCTCTTATAAGACCACCCCGTATTTATATGAATCTGGTGGGGAGCTTTGTCTCGGGCATTTTACCAGGGGTAGTACTTATGGGTCGTCTGGGGGTGATTTTTCTGTGTATTTGGAAGGGGCTGTTGTGGAAAACGGGTACGACACGGTACTACCTGGGTATCATGCGTATGCTGGGGTATTAGCTAACGCATTCCCAATGACGTTTCCTTTTGGCATGCAGCGCGCTGACGCGTTTTCTATAATAACAAAGACTAATTATCACATATCGATTGAGTATATTCACCCGGTTAGCACGTCGATATCAAAAAAATTGCACACCCCTTATGAGACTGTAGACCTCCCCACTCGTGGTCGTCCTGTCGGCTGGATGCAGATACAGACTGCCGCGAACAAACACGTCTTCCAGGGGGTTCTGATAGTAGACGATGAGACCGGCGAGATTCTTGGCAATCGAATATGGCACAACCGCAAGCGCATTGACCTCCGGCTTGCGGAACGACTTGGCGTAGAAAACACAGATATTCTTGGGATACTCTACCTCCCAGGATCAACGACATAAAGGTTGAGCTAGATGCCAAGCTCTTATGTTGAAAATAGCCCCGCGCAGTGCTTCACGTTCACGCCAGGGTCTTCCGCGTCCTGGTCTGAAGTTACCGCCGGGACGAACGTCCGTGTCGGGTTCCTGTCCGTGGAGTACGCGGTGTGCTTCGTACTTCAAGACGTGTCGTTTTCGAACGAGTTGATCACCTATGCGCGGTTCTATTTTAACGGCGCGGGGGAGGAAGGGGACGGGGCCGGGGAACAAACGGAACTCGTCATGAAGGCGATCCGAGTTCCGAGCGGAACGTCGGTAACATACTCGTTCATTTCCGGCGCAACGCCACTGGCCCAGTACGAGTTCGCGGTGGCGTCTGCGGACTACCAGTACGGTGGCTGGTTCGTCGGGGATGAGCTTGAAGCGTTTGTGCAGACCATACACGACGACGCTGGGTGGGCGACAGGAGACGAGCTATGCCTTGTTATCTCCAGCGCCGACACAGAATCGACGGCGTGGTTTTACATATCGACGGAGGACTCGTTTTCGACGACGGCCCTAAACTGGGAAGAAACGACGTACAGAGACGTGGAGCTTGAACTGCCCTTGCCTTCGTGCTCCTCGACCGCATGGGCGCACAGCTCCATCGATGTACTGAACGTCCCCGCTGCGGCGGATTCCGGATACTACTATTCCCCAAGTGCTTTTTCCGCAGCCGGGCAAGGTCAATTAGGATATGTATCAAACGCCTATAATTTTTTCATCCGGTTTGATGGCGTTGATATTGCGCAAGGGGTCCAGATAGAGGAGGCGAGGCTCAAGCTCCATGTCGCTACAAACGACATCCCAAGCGGGATAAAAGTAAATATCTATGTAGTGCAGGAAGATGACGCCGCCGCCCCCACATCTTACGCCGATGTTTCCACCAGGGAGAAAGGCGACGCTGTAGCCTGGGACGTGCCCACTACGAAAGTATATGAGGGGAGCGACAGCCATTACATACTCTCGGCAAACGTAGCTTCGCTGGTTCAGGACATACTTGACCGTCCGGGATGGGTTGCTGGCAACTCCATTCTGTTTTTGTTAGAGGACAATGGAACTCCGGCGGTAACATTTACGTCTTGTTCAGTGCATGGAAACTACATGTCCGGGCTGTATGTTTCCCGCCTTGTGCTTGCGTACTCCTTAAACGAGTCGGTGCTGCCGTCCTTGTCCGCAGAAGCCACAGGGGCTTGGACCGGAAACTGCTCGGACATAATCCTCCCCCAGATAGATTGTGACGGGGTTACGAACATCCTCTCCAACGCGGACCTGACTTTCCCCGCTGTGCGGATTTGGGATTCGAGCGCGGAAGTCGTGCCGCCGCCTCACGGCGATGCGGCTCTTGCGCTGCCTCGTTTTGGTATGCAGGGGGAGGCAGGCCCCAACGCTACGGGAACAGTATCCCTCCCGACCATGGCCGCCCAGGCGCAGGCGGCAGCGAGGGCTTCCATATCCCTCACGCTCCTCGCGGCGACCTCCGCCGCCACGCTGTCAACCCCGGCCACGGGGGATGTCTCCTTGCCGGTGTTCGCCATATCCGGCGGCTCCGGCGCGGCTGGTGTGGCGTCGGTCCCGGCCGCGACGATGTCCGCCTTTGGGGGGCAGGGCACACACAGCTACATCGAGCTCCCCCTGCCTTTGGCCACAAGCGCGGCCCTGACTGGGGCGCTCGCGACTGCCGGGCTGGCGCTCCCGGCTTTGACGTTGACCGCGAAAGACAAGGCCGTTGTCCACGCTACTGCGGCCAACACTCTGGTGAAGCTCCAGGCGTCTGCCGCAGGGAAGCCCGGCGGGGTCGGGTCCGCATCCTTGGCGATCCCCATGGAATGTCTCGGGGTCGCGTTCGAGAATCCGGGTTGTGTCGCCGCCATGACCGTGCCGCCCTTCACCGCTTACGCGGCCGGCCGGGCGGCGGGGCGTTTTGATGATCTTGTCCTGCGATACAACAAGGGGGCCGTCCGATGAGCACGCTGGGGATCTGCTTGAACCTCTCAAATCTTGCGGCGTCGCAATGGTCCGCGCTCCCGTTCACGTCCATGGTGAAGGCCGGGGGGCGCGCGCTGGCGGCCGGACCGACGGGGCTTTTTGTCCTGGGCGGGGACTCCGACGCCGGGGAGAACATCGACGCCAGGATCGTGTTGCCCGAAACGGATTTCGGCGTGTCAAACCGCAAAGCCTTGCGGTCAGTCGATCTCGGGCTGGACGGGGGGCCTCTTTCCGTGGGCACCTTGAGCGACGGGCAACACGCCCGCAGCTACCTGCTGGACGAGGACGTGGCGCGGCGTGCGCCCCTCGGCCAGAGGCTTTACGTCGGCAGTGATAGCCTGGGCCGGTACTGGACGATCTCCGTCGAGAACCGGGATGGCAGTGACTTTGAAATCGACGCGATGGAAGTCAGCGTCGTGGTGCGGGGGAAATAGATGAATCCATTAAGCCTTGTGGCCGCGAATCAAGTCAACTCCCAGATAGCGAACGCGCAGGGGTACGCGACGGCCGCGTGGGCGACCGCGCAGGCTTTGTTTGGCGATCTGACGGACATCGCCCCGGGGGATGTCAACCCGACGACCATCCCCGACGCGCCGACAGCGCCCTCGCTGGTCGGCATGCCCGTCGTCCCGAGTCTCGGCGAGGTGGTCATGGACCCTGTGGTCGCGCCTACCGCGCCAACCCTGGCCGAGGTGACCATAGACGATGTCGTCATCCCCACGTTTGATGTCGCGGATCCGGCGCTGGTCTTTCCTGATGCGCCGACGCTTACCACGCCGACAGACCCCGGGGACGCTCCGGCGGTCAACGACATCGACATCCCCGTCGCCCCCGACTACGACCTCCCGTCCGTGCCGACCTTCGAGGACACGGTGCTCCCGACGATGCCGGGGCTCATCACCCCCAATTTCGAGGGGGACAGGCTCCCCGTCCCCGACATCACGTCGCCCGGGGCGATCTTCGTCCACACGGAGGAAGAGTTCACCAGCGCTCTCCAGGACGCCGTGAAGGCCAAACTGGCGGCTGACCTCGTGGCCGGGGGAACCGGGATCGGGGCGACGGCAGAAGCCGCCCTGTGGGAGCGGTCCAGGCGCAGGCTTGACGACGAGCTCGCCCGCAAGCGCCAGGAGTCTTCCGCAGCATACGCCGCCCTGGGCGCGCCGTTCCCCCCGGGGATGATGATCGCGGACCTGCGGAAGCTGGGGCGTGACCACGAAGACTCTATCCTGGACCTGGACCGGGACATCACGGTTGAGCAGGCCCGGCTAGCGCAGCAAAACGCGCAGTTCGTCATCGAGAAGGCCATCGCCGAAGTGAGCCTGGAGGCCGACCACTTCAACAATGTGAAGGCCAGGGCCTTTGAGATCGCGAAGACCGCCGTGGACTTCGCGTTCCGCGACGTGGAGGCGAAGGTCAGCATCTACAACGCCAGCGTCGCAAGGTTCACGGCGAACACCCAGCTTTACGAGTCCCAGATACGGGGGATGCTCGGCACGCTGGAAGCCTACAAGGCGCAGCTTGATGGGGCGAGGATCGAAGGCGAGATCAAGGCCCAGCGGGTGGCCCTGTATAAGGCCCAGATCGAGGGCGTGCAGGCGATCATCTCCGTCTACACCTCTCGGCTTGAGGCGGCCAGGATCCAGTCCGATGTCATCAAGGCGAAGCTGGAGGCTTACGAATCGAAGGTGCGGGCCTATGTCGCCCGCTTCGAGGGGGAGACGGCGAAGATCAACGCCTATCAGGCCCGGCTCGCCGGGGAGAAGGCTAAGGCGGAAGTCTACACGTCCCAGGTCGCGGCCTTCGAGTCCCGCGTGCGGGCCGTGGGCGCGCAGGCGGAGATCGCCAAGACCAAGGCGGCCATTGTCACCGAGAAGAACGCCTCCATGACGGACGCATATAAGTCCGACGTGGCGGCGTTCAGCGCAAAGATCGACGCGGCGAAGGCGAAGGTGGACGCCATGGTGAAGAGGGAATCCCTGGACGTTGATTCCTATAAGGCCCAGGTCGAAGCCGCGCAAAGCACGAACGATGCGCTCGTCAGGCGGTACGGGGCGGACGCCCAGATATGGGAAACCAGGGGGCGGCTGGCTATTGAAGACACCAAGCTATTCATGGACAACGCCATGCGCCGGGTGGAGGTTCTCTCCAAGCAGTTCCAGGCCACGGCGCAGTTCCTGGCGCAGATGGTCGCTGGGGCGCTTAACGCGGTCAACGCCAGCGTGTCCCTCGGGTACAGCGAGAACGCCAGCCAGAGCCAGAGCGAAAGCGAGTCCACAAGTACCAGCACGAGTACCAGCACGAGCAACAGCGAGACGAGCGGATACATGGAGTCCAACTCCACAACCCACAGCTACTCATATTAACGGGGGCGCGCATGTCGCAAGCACAAGGGATCACCGCCGCGCAAAGAGCGGCGGAAGCGTCGATGGTCAACGCGAGAATCGCGGCCGAAACGGAGAAGGAAAAGGCGAGGATCGCCGCCAACACTGCGATAGCCGTGGCGAACAAAGGCGCGGACGCTTCGCAGGCAAACGCCCAAACCGGCGCGGACTCGCACAAGTACGGGGCCGACGCTGGCGTGAAAATGGCGGCCGAACGTGAAGCGGGCGACATGGCCCGGGCGCAGTTGGCCGCGTCGCAGCAGGATAAGGCGCAGACCGTACAGCAGGGCCAGTTCGCCAAGGAGTATGGCGTCAAGGCCGAGACGCTCGCCCTGGAGACACAGAAGGCCATGGAGCCGCAGGCCGGGGCCATCTACAACCCTGATACGACCAAGATAGAGACCTACACGAAATCGCCGGGCATCGACCTGGGAGTTGACGCCCAGGGGCCGACCTTGTCGGCGGCGCATGCCTCCGGCATTGCCGCATATAATCAGGCGAAGAGGGACCAAGCCGCGACTCTCGCCAGGAAGAAGATCCTCGAAGACCAACGCAAGCGCCTCGGTTTCACCGAGTAGGGGAAAGCATGGCAGCGTACCCGCAGACTGACGATCCGGCGGCCTTGGCCAGGAAGCAACTCATCGACCGCGGAACCCCGGCGGCTCCGCCGACGCCTCCGGCCGTGCCCGACGTGTCCGGCCTGGACGACGAGCAGAAAAGCGCTACGCTCATGGGGCATTTCGACACCCATGTGGCTGACGATTATTTTGCCAAACAACCGCCGGAGCGGCAGGAGCGGATCAGGAACAACTTCTACGCGCAGCATGCCGGTGGGCTGCGCCCTGGCGCGGACAGCTTCAACATGGACCCTGATTTGCGCGTGAAGGTGGCGCAGAGCCTGCCGACGCCGACAGCGGTGAAGCCGTTGGCGGACGTGCAAGCCCAGGCTGCGCCAGCGGAGACGGCGGCCCCGGCCGTCCCGCAGACGGGCAGAACCGCCGCGCAGATCATCCTCGGCCAATTCGCCGACAGTAACATGCCTGTGAACTCCATGGCTTTCGGGGGCAAGATGCTGCACGGGGCGTACCAGGGGCTGGCCCGGTCGAGCATCGGCACGGGCAAGACCGTGGGTGAGCTTGGCGTCTTTGCGGCGAACAGGCTCCCGGACGGGACGCCCGGGAAAGAGACCGTCCGCGACGCGGGCGAGGCGGTCTCCAACTACTATGACAAGCAGTTGGAGGCGTACGCCCCGTCCGACCCCGATCTCCGCAATGGCGTCAACGTGGTGGACAAGCCGGAACTGCTCTTGAATCCGGAATACTGGGCGCAGGGCGTCGGCGAGATGGGCGGCGAGATTGGGCAGATGATGATCACCGGGGCGGGGACAGCCGCCAAGGCCATGAATAGTGTTGGGCAGAAGATGGTCAACGTCGGCGGTCGAATGGTCCCCTACACGAAAGAGGTCGCTGAACGGGCCGCGCAGTTTGGTGCGGCCATTATGGGCGGCATCTTTGGTGGCGTGAAAGAGGGCATCATGGGAACCTACGGCGACCTGCGGAAGAAAGAAGGCTGGACAGAAGAGCAGGCCGCTATCGCCGGGACGGTGCAAGGGGCTTCGACTGTCGGGCTCAACGCCATCGGAATCTCCGCGCTTTTGAAGAAACTTCCGGCAGGGTCCGCGCTGACGCAGGGCTTCTCCAGAATCTTGAGCGCAGGGACCGAAGCCGCCACAGAAACGGCGGAAGGCGGGACGGACGCCTACGCCAAGATGTTGGCGAAGTATCTTACCGGCGAGTCGCCATTTCCACAGGACTGGGCGGACAAGATCGTCCAGGGCGTCAAAGATGAGGTCAACGTCGCGGGCCCGGCGTTCCTCACCGGACTTCTTTTCGGCGGTGGCGGCGGCGTGGAAGCCTCATCGAAGAAAAAGCCCAGCTGGACGCCAGCGGAAACGCCCACGTCCGGAGAGGGGGCGCTCACCAAGCGTGAGGCCGTCGACTACATCGAAAAGACGAAGCAGGAGGTATTGAGCAGGGACACGAAAAATGAAGTCAAAGAGCAGATCATAGACGCCCTGGCTGAAGCGGGAGACGACCAGAAAGCGAAGGCTGCGCCTGTCGCAGATGAGCTTGTCACCACGGGCGCCGTGGCCCCGGAAAGCGCGAACGAGTGGAAGCAGGCCGAACAGGTGCTTGACAACGGCGGAGACTTCCTTGCCAGGCTGGAGAACGAGCTTGACGCCAAGGAGACCGCTACCGCGCAGACCCCGGCCTTGCCGTCTGGCAAGACCGAAGCCGATACCCCTTTGCAAGAACAGGCCCCCACAGCGCAAGCACCCGTCGCCCCGGAGCTCACCCCAGGGGTGGCTGAACGGGCGCAGGAACTTGACACCCGGATTGCCAACCTCACGGCGTCCATCAATCGCGTGGGCGAGGACAACCCGCAGGGTCAGCGTTTTGCGGCTAGACGGCAGTCGTTTGAGGCGGAAAAGGCTACGCTGCTGGAGCAGGCCGCCCGTGCGCAAGAGATTTCCCAGCAGACGCAACGTGCGCGTGAGGCCGGGCTTCTGACCGACGAAGGCCAGGGGCCGTTCGAACCTTCACGCGCAGTCCCGCTTGAGGACGCGGCGGCCCCCGCACCACAAGCGCCCCGGGCGGCGCAGGATATTCAGGACCGTTCCATGGACTGGATGGATGAGCCTTTGCCCAGGGAGGTTCAGGACATTGACCGTCGCATTCAGAATCTCGGTTCGTCCGTTCGGCAGGCCGGGGGAGAGACGCCTTTAGGCCAAAGGCTTGCGGCCAAGCAGCAAGAACTTTCTGCGGAACGCAACGCCCTTCTGGCCGCGCTGGCGCAAGAGAGAGAGGCCTCCACCGCTCCTGAGCTTCGTACGCCCGGGGCGCAGCTGCGCGCTGATCTGCGCACGCAGGAGGCTGTTTCTCAGCTTCCGTCCGGCGAGCAGCAGGCTATGCCCCAGGTTCCGGAGACACCGCAGGCGTCAACGCCGGAACTCCAGGCCATGAGGCAGGATTACAGGCGGCTTGAGGATGGAAGCCTGGGTGAAAAGCTGGCGAACGCCAGGCCGTCCGACAAGATGCCGCCTCTGGCCGGGATGAGCATGAAAGAACTTCGGCAGGAGGCTAAATCGCTTGGGGTGGAAGTCAGCAGGTCGTTGTCGAACGAGGACCTGCGGGGGCAGATTGAGGAAGCGCGAAATTTGATGGGACGAGCCCCGCGCAACGAAATCGAGGCCCGGGCGCAAGCCGAACAGTGGGGGCGTAGCGAGAAAGCCCGGATCAAGGGCGAAACGGAAGACCCGATTGTGGCCGAAGTCATGGGGCGCGTTCATCCGGGGAAAGTCACGCCTGAACAGCGCAAGGCCCTGGCATCGAAATACGGCCCGGGGATTTTCAGCAAGAACAAAAGGCTTGAAGACGGTTCGACGTACAACCCCGGCCAGGGGCTTGATCAGTTGGAGATGGAAGGGGCGATTGCCCATATCTTGCCGCAGGCCTACGGGTCCGACAACCTTTTCACGTACCTGACCGAAAGTGGGCGCGGGACAACCGCCGCCGCACAGGCGGCCGAGGCCGACATTGACGCCGCAGTCGAGCGGATGGCGGAGGAGTGGGGGGAGCGGCAGAAGGCGCCCAGGACTGCCACCGCAACCGGCCCCGCGCCGGTCACGGCTGACGCCAAGGTCGAAGAGTATGGTGACGCCCGGGACGACGTGCCGTTCCACCGCACCGACAAGCTGGGTTTTTTCTCGCAGATGGGGGAGGTGCTGGAGAAGCCGGGCATGCTGCCCAAGGTGGCGAAGACCGGCGCGGAAATGGCCGCCGTCATCGGCAAGCACCAGAAGTCCGGGAAGTTCAAGGGCGAGGAACTGGCCGACTCCGGGATCATGGAGTGGCTGGCCAGCATCGGCGGCCCGGTGACGCGCCAGGACGTGCTGGATGAGATCCAGGTGCGCCGGGTTGAAGTGAAAGAGGTGGTGAAGGGCGGCGACCCAGAATACGTCAAAACGCAAACCCTCCATTCCTTCAACATCAACCCGGCCATGCGCGAGGCCATTCTGGGCGGCCAGCCGCTCTACCAGAAGGCCAAGCCCTCCACCGCCGGCTCCACCGTCGCCGCCATCGAGAAAGCCATCAAGCCCCTCCTGGTCCGCCTCAAGGGCATCGCGGACCGCGTCCAGGTGGTTCAGTCCTACGACGACCTGCCCGTTGGCCTGTACGCGGCGGCCAAGCACGCCAACATGATTGGCGGGTTTGATGCCGTGTACTGGCAAGGCGACATCTACCTCGTGGCCGACGCCATGACCGCCGAAGAGGCCCGGGGCCGCTACCTGGGGTTCATCCTGGGGCATGAAGGCGGCCACCATGTCGCCCGGATGCTGTTCCCTGACCCGGCCAAGCGGCACGAGTTCTTCTCCGCCATCACCAAGCTGGCCCCGGAGAAGGTGAAAGCCTACCTCGACAAGCACGGTCTCAAGAACACCGAAGCCAACCGGATCATGGCCGCCGAAGAGGTGGCCGTGGACATGGTGGGCGAGTCCCTGGCCTCCATGAAGGGGGCGCTTAAGTTTCGGATGCAGCAATTCCTGGCGAAGCTGCGGAAGCTCCTGGCGCAGATCATGCCCGAGCGTTTCGAGGGGGCGTCGGACCAGATGCTCATCGACTTCGTGGCCGGGGCCAGGGCGGCTATCCGGCGCGACGGGGACGTGGCGTATGGGCTGACGGAGGACGCGGCGTACATGCGGAAGTCTGAAGCTGGGGCGTGGGCAAAGCAGCTTCAGGATTTTGTGGCCGGGAAGCTCCCCCGGGGTGAGGTACTCACGGTGGGGACCACGCCAAAGGTGCTGAGGATCTTGGGAGCGAAGAAACTAAAACTCGTCATGCCTCAGCGTAACGCTGCAAAGATTCTGAAGGATAAGCACAAGCTGCCCCTTGAGACGTTGAAGGATATTCCGAGGGCAATAGCCGACCCTGTGATGGTTTTTGATTCCGCTACGATGGCTGATAGCTTTGTCATCCTGACGGACTTGATGGTGGGCGGCAAGCCTGTCCTTTCCGCGATCCACTTAAACGTCCCGGAAAGACACTTTTCAGTGAACGAGGTCGCGAGCGTTTACGGGAAAGACGAAGGGGCGAAGTGGGTAGTCGCACAGATATCTGGTGGGCGCTTGCGCTATCAGAACAAAAAGAAAGCCTCTGAACTGCGAAAGTCCGGGGTGCTCCAATTGCACAGGGAGTTCGCGGTCAGAGGCAAAGGGAAGATATTCACCGAGGCTGATCTCGTCAATCCTTTTGATGAAGAAAATGTTGATGGCCTTGATTTTCACCGCAAGGACGCTGAACGCCTCGCGCCCAACGGGAAGCCGGCCAAGCTGAACGCCGTCCAGTACGCCCAGGTGCAAGCCAAGGAGTTCAAAGACTGGTTCGGGGATTGGGAGAAGGGGGAAGGCTCGAAAGTCCTGGACGAGAACGGGGAGCCTTTGGTGGTATATCATGGCACCAGGGCCGATTTTTCCACGTTCAAGAACTCTGACGGCTTCCGAGGCTTCTATTTCACGCGTGATCCGGCTTACGCCGAGATGAAAACGTCGCTGGCGAATGGACGGATCATGCCCGTGTATTTGAGCATAAAAAACCCGCTAATTCTTGATGGGCCGCGTAGCGACCCGGGAACGAAAAGCAGCTTGGCGCTGCGCGACAACGACATTGAGCGGCTGAAGCGCGATGGCTATGACGGCATCATCAATACCACGTACAACGAGATTGTCGCGTTTGAGCCGACGCAGATCAAATCCGCTACGGGCAACAGCGGCCAGTTCAGCAAGGACAACGACGACATCCGGTTCCACCGCAAGCCCGCCAACCACCAGGACGACCACGACATCGCCTTCGACGTGCCGCCGTCCGACTGGAGTTCCAAGGACGGCATCAAGAAGATGCTGACCCGGCTCTACGCCAAACTGGTCAATCGGGACCAGCCGGTCATCAGCCTCGCGGCCACGGCCGGGCAGGCGGAAAAGGACGCGGCCATCCGGCAGGTAGGCAGGATGCGCGGACTGGGCGGCATCACGAACGAGATTCTTGCGGGCAAGGGAATCCCCACCTACTGGCGCGACGGCGAGGAGACCAAGCAGCACACCACCATGTCGCTGAAGGACATCCTGTCTCAGCTTGGCAACCGCGACACCCAGTACAATTATGAGGTGCTGCGTAAGGGCGAGCGCATGCTGGCCCTGGCCAAGCACCGGCCCGAACTGACGCCTGCACGCAAGCAGCAGATGCTGGCGGACATCGCCTACGTCAAGGCGCTCTACGGCGCGACGCCGACGGCTGCCGAGCTCAAGGATATGAAGCAGCATATCCAGGACATTCGCGACAGCTACGCCGGGGGTGTCAAGGGGGTTGACGAGGCGTTGTGGGCCAAGCACCTCGCAGACCTCAAGGCCAAGATCGGGGACGCGGAATATGTCCGACTCCAGAGGATATCCAGGCTGCACCGCAAGTTCGAGCGGGAGGCGATCCTGCGCCCGCTGGTCGAGTCCGGCATCATGTCCAAGGAGACCTACGACGCCATCATCCATGCCCCGGAGAACGAATATTACTCGTCGTTCGCCAGGGAGATGGACGACGTTGAGCGGCAGGTCATCGGCGACAAGGAGGTCGTGAAGCGGATCAAGGGATCCGACAAGCGCACCCTGCCTTCCATAGAATCGACCATCGCCAACATCGAGCGGACGGTCAGACTGGTCGAGCAGCAGAAGTTGCACCGCAACCTGCGAGACCTCAAAGACCTGACGCCGGACTTGGCCGAGGTCATCAAGCCCGTGAAGGCCGACCCCCGGTTCCCGCCGAAAAACGCCTTCCTGGTCTACGAGGACGGCAAGAAGAAGTATTACACCGCCCCGGCCGACGTGCTGAACGCCTTGCAGGGCGTCCACCCGGAAGAGGCGAACTTCGCAATGAAACTCCTGATGCCTGCGGCCAGGATGCTGCGCGCCGGGGCGACGTTGACCCTGGAGTTTGTGGGCCGCAACATGATCCGCGACCAGAAGAGTGCCTTTATCTACTCGAAATGGGGCTACATCCCTTATGTGGATTTCGCCAAGGGGCTTTTCCATATCCTGGGCGACACCGATATGTACCGGCGCTACCGCACGGCCGGGGCTGAACAGAGCTACTTTATCTCGCTCGATCGGCAGTTCGCCAACGTGACGGCCGAGGATCTTGTCTCGAAGAAGCCCAGGTACATCAAGTACGTCAAAAACCCCATAGAGGCGCTGCGGGCGCTGTCGGAACTCTCTGAAAAGCCTACGCGAATGGGGGCGTTTGCTCGTGCGAAGAAAAACGGCGCGACGGACATCGAGGCCGCGCTCGAGGCGAGGGACGTGACGCTGGACTTCTCACGCATGGGGTCGCAGGTGCGGGCGCTTAACGCCATCATCCCGTTTTGGAACGCGCACGTCCAGGATGCGGACAAGACCACCCGCGTCTTTAAGGACAAGCCCGGGGTGACGCTGCTGAAACTGGCGTTGGCCTCGACGCTCCCGGCTGTGATCCTCTGGGCGCTCCAGCACGATGATGATCGGTACAAGGAGCTTCCGGAGTGGCGCAAGAACCTCTTCTGGAACATCGTCGTGGGTGAAGGGAAAGATGCCTTCGTGTTCTCGCTGCCGAAGACCTTCTTCTTCGACGCGATCTTCGCCAGTCTGGTTGAGCGTATCCTGGACTACACGTTCCTGAACGACAAAGAGGCCATCGGCGAAGGGCTGCGCAACCTCGGCGTCATGGCGCTGCCCGGCGTGAACGTGACCGCCGTCACGCCGCTTATCGAGAATATGTCGAACTTCTCGTGGTTTCGGCAGGCCCCGCTCGAAAGCCGCTCCCTCCAGAACCTGCCAGAAGGCATGCGCGCAAACGCCGGTACATCGGTCTGGGCTACGAAGATTGGCGGGATGATCAACGTCTCCCCCATCAAGCTGGACAACCTGCGCAGGGGTTGGACCGGAGGGCTCGGCGGGTATGTATCCGACGCGATAGACGTGGGGATTAACGCGATAGCGCCGGGGAGCTCCGGCGAGGCGGTAGGCAAGAACTGGTACGAGGCCCCGCTGGTCAAGGGGTTCATCTCCGGCAACCCGGCAATCAATGGAAAAAGTGTAGAAAAGTTCTATAAAACACTGCAAAACACGCAACAAACGAAGTACGGGTTGTCCGCGCTTCGCAAGAGCGGTAACCTTGCGGAGGCGGCTAGATTCAAAGCCGACAACGACAAGGACGTTCGTGCTGCGGCGTACATGGACAGCACCGCGCAGTATCTCTCCGCTCTGAACAAGCAGGCTGCTGCGGCCAGGAACAGCAAAGATTTATCGTCTACGGAAAAGCGGATACGGATAGAGGAAATTCAAACCAAGATGACCGAGCGTGCCGCGAAGGCGAACGACTGGTACGACGCGCTCAAATAAGGAGACAGTACCATGGCCGACATGATTTTCAACAGCTTCAAAGAGGGCATCGCGGACGGCACCTTTGACCTGGACGGCGACACACTGAAGATCGCGCTTTTCACCTCGAGCTACACCCCGGACGCCACGGATGTCGTGTTCGCGGATCTGTCCAGTGAGGTGTCCGGCACCGGCTACACCGCTGGCGGCGCGACACTCTCCAGCGTCACCTGGACCCGCTCAGGTGGGACGGCCACGCTGGACGCGGCCGACCCGCAGTGGACCACGGCCAGCTTCGCGGCCCGGTACGCCGTGGTCTACAAGAGCGGCACGGCGAACAGCCTGACCAACCCGCTCATCTGCCTGCTGGATTTCGGGTCCGACAAGACCGTGACCAGCGGCACGTTCACCGTGTCGTTCAACGCCTCGGGCATCCTGACCTTGAGCTAGACAATGCTTGACGCATGGGGGTCATCATCCTCCGCATGGTCGGGGGAATCGCAGGTATGGCAGCCGTCGTCCGGTGACGCGACGGCGGCTGTCTCCAGCCAGTCTCTGACGCTGACGATCCACTCGGCAACTGCCCGTGCGGACGCCACGGTCGATGTGGGCGTAGTCTCGGTCGGCCTGACGGTCCATGCCGCGACCGCTGATCTCGCATCCGCTGTCACCGCCTCCGTTTCTACCGTCGGACTTACGCTGGCCGCTTACGTTTCCACGTCGCGTGCTGATGCGGCGGCCACGGCTTCTGACGTCGCCATGGTGTTGGCTGTCCACGGTGCGACCGTCGGGGTGTCCGCGTCCGTCACCGTCTCGGTCGGCACGGTCGCCCTGGTGTTGGCTCCGCAGGTAGCCGCCGTAGCCGGAGACGTGACGACATCGGTCGGCATGGTCGAACTCGTCCTTGCCGTCCACTCGCCGGATGTATCAACAGCGTCCTGGGTTATCGCCCCCGTTGGGTCCGTCTCCTTGTCCTTGGCCCCGCAAGGGGCCTTCGTGGAATGCTCGTCCACGGGCTCGGTCAACACGGTGCCCATGGGCTTGACGGCCCATTCGGCCACGGCCTCCGACGCCGTAAACGTAACCGTGTCCCCTCTGGCCATCAACGTGGCGGTGGGGGCCGCCTCCGTGTCGTCCTCTGTAGATGTGCCCTGTGGGGCCGTAGAAGCCTCTCTCGCGGCCTACGCCGCCAGCGTGGCCGTTGATGCCGCCCCTGCGGTTGGGGCCGTCAGTATGGTGCTCACAGCGCATACGCCGGGTGTCTCAGCGGGACTTACTGTTGATGTTGACACTGCGGTCTTGGCTCTGGCGGCGCGGGAAGCCTCGGTTGCTGTAGACGCTCTTGTCGAGTCAGGTTTGCTCAGCTTGTCGTTGTCGGTCCATGTCGCGGCAGGCCGCCCGGTCAGCCGGGATGACATTTGGTTTGACGCGGCCGTCCTTGTCCTGGCGCTCACGCAACCACCAGCAGAGTACCGGGCCACACATCTGCGGGAGTGGATCCGCCTCCAATCCGCGCCCCCAGCGGCGAAGTCGCGCACATCAGCTCCTGGTTCAACAGGGAACCTGGGCGGCCGGGTCTTGGCGGTGAAGAACATTTTGAGCGGGGGGAACGCCTCCGCGCAAGCAGAGTCCCCCACACTGGAGATAAAACCTCTGCGGTCCCCCGTGGATCTTGTAGAGGCGTGAGGTGAAAAATGGGAAACATTTACGTCGGCGATGAGATCGCAATCGTTTTGGATGCGACCGTGGATGTCTCGGCCGCCACAGGTTGCGTGATCCTGGTGCTCGACCCGATGGGGAACGCCAAATCCTGGACGGCGACGCCAAGCGGGACCACGTTGACCTACGTCACCAGCGCGGCCGACCTCCCCGTCCCAGGCAAGTACCGGCTGCACGCCCAGTTCGACCTGGGGGGCGCGACCCGGCTGGGCGAGGAAACTTCGATCACAGTCCATGAGCTCTTTGGGGGTGTGGCATGAGTGGGCTGCCGGCGACCTACGTCTCGGCCACGTCGTTTTCGGTCGCCGGGGATCTGACAGCGGATTTCGTGTCGGGCGTGCGGGTGCTGGCCGACTGCGGCGTTGACGGCACGCCCCTGGGCACGGTCACGGCGGCAAGCTACGCCGCCCCGAACACCACGGTCACGGTGGTCCTAGATTCCGGGGCGCTCACTGCGAATCTTACCCTTGCCTGGCACGGCAACGACATCCCGGCCAGCCTGTGCAATCACGCCAGCCAGCACATGATGGGCGGCCGCGACGCGATTGATCCAGAAGATATCGGGGCCATGCCCGCAGACCGGCGCGTGGACACCGTGGCCCCGCTACGCGGCGGCGGCAATCTGTGGGGCGATCTGGAATTTTGGGTTGACGACGCCAGTACGGACGGTCCCGGGACGGTGAGGCTGGCCACGCCCGCCGAAGCCCTGGCCGGGACGGATGCGGCCCGGGTGCCGCCGCTTTCGGCCCTGCGGCAGGCCTACCGGTCGTGGCAACGCGACGACGCCGGGCGGTTCCCGGGCCTGATCCTGCCCGCCTTCAACCTGTTTGCGCCGGGTCTGGCGCTGCCGGGCACGACGACGTTTTCCCGGGCGTCGAGCGGAACGTTTCGTGGTGCAGCGGGCATCATCAAAGTCGCGACGACGAACGTTCCCCGGTTTGAGTATGGGCCTGACGGGGATTTGCGGGGGCTTTTGATCGAGGCCGCCGCGACGAACCAGGCGCTGTACTCCAACATGTTCGAGGTGACGCACCGACTGGCGCTTACCTCCGTTTCAGGGACGTTTGCCGTTGGTGAGACAGTCACGGGCGGAACCGGCTCGGGCGTGGTCGTCGCCTACTCGGCCGGGACAACGGCGTACCTGGGGTTGAAGACGGTAAGCGGCACGTTCTCCGGGACCGTGACCGGGGGAACGTCCGGGGCGACAGGGACGTACAGCGCGATTGCTGCCGTCCACGTCCATTCCAACATCACAGTCACACCCAACGCGATTACCGGCCCTGATGGTGCGATGAACGCGGACAAGCTGTGCGAGTCGTCAACCAGTTCTGTGGCTCATGCGTGGGTGAGTGGAGCTTCGGCCATCACTGCTGGGGCTGTGTCCGCTTATCAGATTAAGATCAAAGCCGGAGAACGGACCGAAGGTAAATTCCAAGTCACAAACGCCGCCTATTCAAGCGGCGCGTATGCTGTTTTTAACCTCTCTGCTGGGACGGTGGGCGGTGTATCGTATCTGGGTACGGGGTCTGCCGGAATCGCGTCCATCAAGGATGCCGGAGACGGGTTTTGGCTGATTACGCTTTCCTGCATCGTTGACGCTTCGTCCGCGACGGCCCGGGCGTCAGTCACATTGTATTCTTCAGGCGCGGCAACGTATGCCGGGACAGTGGGATATGGTGTTTACATCTCTCATCTTCAAATAGAATCTGGCGCTATCCCGACCAGCTACATAGAGACTCTTGAATCTGCTGTGACAAGGGCGGCGGACGTTTGTAGTGTTGCGTTGTCCGGGATTGATTTCAACGCGAAAGAGGGGGCGGTATTCATCAAGGCGAGGACGCCAAGAGGGAGGCCGACAGTGGCGGAAGTCCTATTCATGATAGACGACGGTTCCGCCAGCAACAGAATATATATAAACAGGGGCGTTACTGGCGCAATCACTTTTACTGTTGATGTTGGAGGCTCCACAGTAGCCTCAATAGGAACGACTGTCATTGCTGACGACACGGACTTTACGTGCGTTGCATCGTGGAAGGCTGATGACTTCAAGCTATCGGTGAATGGCGAAACGCCATTTACAGATTCTTCCGGAGCGCTCCCTTCGGGCCTTGTCGCCATGCGCCCTGGGCAACCCTCGTCTGCGGCGAACATGTGGCAGGGGCCGATCAAACATCTGGCCTTGATCCCACGCGCCCTCACGGCGGCGCAAGCCCAGGCCGTCGCCTTATAAGGAGCTGATATGATCGACGTTTGCTTGCATGCGCCCACGCGCGAGACGCTGATGGCGGACCTGACGTCCGTCGGTTTGGCGGCGGACGGCGAGGTGGTTGCGGCCGGACCGGATCATCATCTGTGGCTGGGCCGGGTGGTCGCAACGCCCGGCGTCGTGGACGCGGACGGCGTCCAGGTCGAGCCGGAGACGTATCTGCCGGGGTTCTATGCGGCGGTACGCTGCGGCCGCACGACGGCCCGGGCGCTGGTCGCCACGCCGTGGACGTCGGGCATGACGACGGTGGATCGGCCGGAGGGCGTGCCGGTTTTGTCGGGAGAGGCGGAGTCTCTGGCGGCGGTCTCCAGGGCGGCCACGGCCAGGGGCGCGGTCGCCCTGGAGACGTTTTTGGCTCCGTACGCCCGGGAGTATGGGGCGCTGGAGCGCGATTCCTGGGCCACGCAACTAGCCGAGGCCAGGGCCTATGTGGCGGACGCGGCGGCGAACACGCCGTGGCTGACGGCGGCGGCGGCGTCCCGGGGAATGGACAAGGGGGCGTTTGCGGCGCGCATCCTGGCCAATGCGGCGGCCTGGGCCGCGTTCCAGGGGGCTGTGACCGGGCGACGGCTGGTCTGGCAGGACGTGGTGGATGGACTGGTGGCGGACGTGGCGGCCGGGATCATGCACGAGGGCCGGGCGAAGCTGGAAATTTTGGCCCTGGATGATCCTGATTTTACGGGGGTGGCGGGATGA